GACAAACCATGATTAAGGTCGGTACATATAGGAACTACTGGTACGAGGCTACCAACTGCACGATATTCAGGAACGGCCGCAACTGCGAGGGCACGAGCGTGAAGATACGCAACCTGGAGGACAGGAGGGACTGGCACGTCTACGGCGGCCAGAGGATAGGCCTGAAGCGCATACAGAACCGTATCGACAAGATCATAGCCTCCAAGGCATAATAGAAAGAGGGTCAAATGACCCTCTTTATTTAATTTCCGAATATATCCATAATCGAAATAGTTGGCGCTTTCTTCTGAAGTTCTTTGATTTCGTCTTCAGATAAGCCCTTAGGTTTGGGCGGTTCGCTATAGTAAGCTTTGTTGCCCTTATATCTACCGTACGCCTCTATATAAGCCTTTATTCTCGGGTCATCATAGTCAATCTTTGACTGACTTTCACCATATTTCCACGGGAGATTGAAGTTGCGACCTAAAGAGCCAATCTTCCTGTCGGTCATACGTGTTGTAGCACCAAGATTTGTACCGATAGAAGTTATCGGGTTCTTTACGACACTTCCAGCTGTACCAAGATTACGGAATACGCTATGGAGGAATCCTTCCGAGTAACCAGCACGAAGCAAATCATTTGCAGTTATGGGCTCGTTATGGATCATCTTGTAGTTCAATTCAGCACGAGCAAGGTCTTGTCTAAACTTCTTATCGGCAGCAACCTGCTTGTTCGTTTCTTTAGTCTGTTTCTTCCAGCGTAATTGCCTGTTCATTTGGTCTTCAGGCCCAATGTTCATTACGTCGTTTCCGACATCCGCAACCTGCTTGGGATTTAATTCCTTATTTCTAAGAAAGAAATTTCTTCTGTATATGTCGGTATTATTAGAAGCCAACTGTCCTAATTCTTCCTGCTTGATTTGGTCAGCGAATTCAGCGCGTACCTTCTGCTCTACTTTAGGCCTTGCTGCTTTAGCGAATCGTATATAATCTTCATGAGTGTGATTAGGATACTTCTCTCTAAACTCATCTACTAATTTATAGAATTCCTTATTTACCGCTTCATTTATTTCTTTCTCATGCGAGTTAATTACCTTATACGGAGTACGGGCAAGTTGGGCGCGTCTGATTTGTTCACTCTCATTTACCAGCTTATTGACAAGTCTCTGTGCTCCAGCTTTCTCCGTGGTCTTAACAGGATTGGTAAGCATTGCACCATACCCCTTAACCATACCAGGAGCCAGCATGTTAGTACCGGCCATTACACCGGCATCCTTGACAGCATCACCAAGGTCCTTATCGTTGACTAATACCTGTCCAGCTTCAGTAATTATCGGAGCAGCGACCAAGTTAGCAAAGATTTCACCTGTTTCGCCAATAGCAGGAACCGCACCGCGAGCAGCTGCACCACCAGCACCCATCATTGCAGCCTGAGATACCAAGTCAGTCGCGATTGCTGGGCCAGAAATTTCATCTGTCTTACGGGCGTGTTCCAAAGAAACAGGATAGGCGAGCTGTGTAAGCATACCTGCGGCATCATTTGGAGTATAGGCTTCATTCTTGAGCCTCTGTAATTCCATTTCAGACAAATGCTTCAAGAATTCTTTACGGTCCTTAGGATCAGTATAATCGTAGTTATACTTGTCAGCAAGAGCCTTCATGGCCTTGTAGTCATACTGGTCCTGATAGGCACGGTCTAGTTCGAGATTCTCATACTTGTCAACCTTCTCCGGAATAGTGGAAAGAGACTTATATAGGTCTTTATACCTTTCATAAGTCTGCATATCCTTATTGGGACTGTATTGCGTCCAGAGCGAGTCTATATCGCCACCGGTATGTTTATCTGCAAGTCTTTGTAAGTTTGCCCTGGCCGGTTCGAAACGTTCTTCGAGGCGGTCAGTAAACTTCACGCCTTCAGGATTCTTCAACGAGTTCTTTATGTCTTCGAACGCTTCAATACGCTTCCACTTGGAATTAGCGCGATGATAATTCTGGAATGCGTCACGTACAGAAGCATAACTCGCAGTAGAGTACTTCTTAACCCAGTCAAGGACATCCTTCTGGTTCTTAATTACCCAATCGTCATATTGCTTTAAATCAACTGACATAATTACTCCTGCGGAGGTTGCGGTTTGCCAACATTCTTTGTATTTTTACCGATAGCCTGGTAGAGTTTCTGTTGCAGACCTGGATTATAACGCCAGACGTCCGGGTTATTATTCAGCAAATCATTTACGTAAGAAACAAATTGTTCTTGCGTTCTGCCTCCAACTTTACCAACCATAGAGAGTTCTCGGATGAAATCACTTTCTATTCTGCTAGACTTATCGGACACTGGTTCATAGCCTTGCAGAGCATTTCTACGTTCGTCGATTTGCTTGAGCATGTCGACATCGTTATACTGCTTAGCCAATTCTTCTGCTGTATTGAGAGACTTCTCCATCATCATGAGTTCATCTCTTGACCTAGCATTAAACGGCATCGCACCCTTCAGAATGCTTTCAATCTTGTACTGGTTCATGAGCTTATTGCGGGCTTCGTTCTTATCCTTCTCAGCCTGAATACGCTTCATGTCTTCGGCACGGACTTGCTTCTGGTAATCCTGACCCTTCTTCCATCTATACATAGATGTCGGGTCGTTGTTGAGCAGACGTCTAGCGTCCATTGCCGCAATCTTCTCCATACGACCGGACTGCAGTTTAGCCTGTTTCTCAGCGATACTTGCTTCAAGTTCTTTAATCTGCGCCTGAAGGTTAGCAATCTGATTCATTCTTTGTTCAGCCTGTGCCTGTGCAGCTGCTGCAGCATCAGCTTGCGGAGTGCCACCCTGTTGAATCCAGTTAGCCATATCACCAGCATTACCAGTTTGACGTTCTGCCAGATTTTGATTAATTACATCTTGTTCTGACATCGGTGTAGTTGGAGAATAACCGGCATAATTAACTGCTGGATTACCACCATGCTGTTGATTAGGAACACTAAAATTCTGTGCTGGATGATAACCGTCCATTTCTTCACGGTTTACAAGATTTGTAAAGTATGAGTTAAAATCGAAAGGCTGTTCGATTTCTGGAAGATTTGCTTGTCCTTTCAACTTTGTAGGAATTCTCTGCGGAGCCCAATTAAAATTAAATGCCATTATACACCTCCGTTCTGAAGAGCCTCAAGCTGTGCCTTGAGTTCTTCCAATTTCTTCATATCATCAGCGAGCGAAGATTCAAGTTCGTTCTTGTCGTCATTTTCCGCCGCCTCTATTTCGTTCGCGATTCTGTTCTTCTGAACCGCATCCTGGAGGGTGGCGTTCATATTCCATAACGACTTAATGGCCTCAGGAAGATAAGACTTCTGGGCTATCTGCTGATACAGACCGGGGTCCTGGAATACAGCCTGGGTTGTTGCACCGAAATTAGCGTTAAATGCCATTGTAAACCTCTTTCCTATATTTATTAAATCCTGTTTCTAGAACCCCAAGAACCTGGTATCCTCTTGTTCAATGCCTCTTCGATAGAGGGAGAGTTTATGAGTTCGAGAACATTCCTCGCCGCTTCCTGAATCGTATTGCCACCACGGTATTCGTATTCTTTAGGATTAGTACCGTACTTTACGGCGATTGTGTTCTGCGGTGTAATCTTGAGTTCGGAAATAACTGAAGAGCTCGGAGACAGTCGACGTCTAGGATTCGTATCCTCTGCAGGATTCCATTTCGCCAATTCGCGTTCTGCTTGCTTGCCCAACTGTTCGCGTACAGGTATAGGCAAATTCAGCATGTTTCCGAAACTGTTAAGCGCATCGTTATGTTCTTGTTGACTCTGTGCGAGTGCCGCTTCGTTCTCTGCCCTGTTTCTGAGGGAATTCATCTGTTTGCCACCAGGAATATAGACCAAGTCGTATAGGAATCCGTTCGGCGCATTATTAGGCAATACGTCGTTTACCGGAGGCATAGGCCCAAAGACTTGATCTACTGGTGTCATTAGTTATTCCCGAATACAGAATTGATACCGAACGGCTGAACCTGTTGCTGCTGGGGCACGCCTTGCTGCATAATCTGGTTCATCTGCTGATTAGAAGCGTCCTGATTCTTGGCCTTTGCCTGGAGGGCACCGATGACTGCCATAAGCGCTGGTAACATAATTGTATCTCCTTATAAATTAACCGAATATACGTCCTAACAGACCCTTCTTGCTGTTCTCGATTTGAGCCTTGGAATTGGCGGCGTTCATCTGAGACTGTGCAAGAGTGTTGTTCTGGTTTGCAAGGTTCGTTGTGTACTGACCGAACGCGTTCATGATATTGTCCTGTGCATTCTGAGACATACCGAGAAGGTCCTTGTTCTTGTTGTACATGTTCGAATAGGCCTGCTGACCCAAGTTGGCATTAGTGCTGAATTCGTTCAATGCTCTAGCTCTATCCTGTTGATAGCGTTCGAAACTTTTATCCCATTCCTCGGAAGCCAATGCCTGCTGCTTGGCGGCAAGGGCGTTCGTGTAGTCCGAGCTGAACATGTTACCAGCGTTGGCCATTGAATTAGTAATCGCGTTAGTTGCGTTCTGTACGCGCTGATTGGCAGCCTTAGAATAGAAATCCTCTACTGTCTTGCCGTATTTGGACTCGTCGAACTGACCGGCGTCATACGGGGTAAGCGCTTCAAGCTGCTCGGTATAACCGGCAAGCTTACCGGCTTGATCACCGTAAGTATTGTTCACACGGTCGATATAGTCCTGATAAAGGGTACGATTCTGCGTATCGGCCTGCTTAGCGTAACCGATACTGTTGTCGATGGCATCCTTCGCTGCCTTTACACGGTCGTCTTGCTGGAACCCCCAGATGTCGCCTGGATCCAGGAACTCGCCGGCTTTACTAAATACGTCACCTATGCTCATGGTAAACTCCTCTTAATTTCTCTTATATTTATGCCTTTATGCAAAGTATCATTACGACACCGTTTGCATCCAATTCGATATATTCCTGCTGGAGGGTTATGCATCCGCCCGTGATACCGTGAGAATAGAATACCATGTACGGGGTAACCGTATCCCTGTTCTTCATGAATTTGTCCGGCAGGACGTTCTTGCCCCTGTTACAGAGCTTCTGGAATATCTTCAGGTTACCCTGCTCGAGGCACAGCCAGTCACCGTCCTTGGACAGCGACCAGGTCCCCGAGAGGGCTCCCAGTATTTCTCTAATTGAAGAACCGTAATTCAATATCATATTATAGACCCGTGTTTAAGATTTCGAACCTTATATTTGAATCGCTTATAACGAAGTCACTGTCTTCCGAGAACGCGACCTTGATTACGCACTGTCTCTGCATGCCCAGATTCAACCACTTAAGCCTTGCCCAGTATTGGCCCCTCTGACCGAGGGAACTGAGGATAGCGTTACCGAAAGTATAACCGCCGTCGTTACTGATTTGCATGATACATTGAGCTTCATGGTTGTAGTATTCCATGTGGCCTGCGTTTGTCTCGAGGGAGAGTTCGTAGATACAGAAAGGCTTGTAGTCGGCTGTAATAACCGGCGTCTGCCTTACCCTGTACAACGGAAGGGATTTTTCGGCGTCGAAGTCCTCGCGGTAGTAGTTCTCGTCGAGCACGTACAAGTTACCGTTCTCGCAACAGCCCGTGATAATCTTGTTGTTGAACCATACGGCGTAAAGCGGCATGTAGTTCTTGTTCTTGGAATTGTAGTAGTTACGGCTGGAACGAATATGCCATTCACCCATCGTCGCGTCATAGCAATAACATTCGTCGTTTACGCTGAACAGGTAGAAACTGTGGTTGTTCTTCGAATATGCCCAGGCCTTCGTGTTGACCACCTCGTTGTCGTTGAGGATCCTGTCGAGCCATTCGTCAGAAATCTTCTGGACCTTGGTGCCCTCAATCATAAGGATACATTTTGCGTTCGCCTTGCCCGTACCGATACAGAACTGTGTCTGGTTAATGGACGCGAGAGAATACTTTGCCTCGAGACCCTGTTCCTTGTTTACTGTGAACGAAACCCTCTGCCATGTCTGGTTAGATTCGGAATCACCTCTCTGCCAGTGTTCGATAGACGAAGGTCCGAACAAGGTAAGGAGGGAACCGACGGACGAAATGGCGATGACCTTATCCGAAGAAGATTCTGCGTTGAAGTATTGCTGAACGCCGTAATTGTCGAGGAAGCAGTAGTCTCCGGAATCCACTTCCGTGGTCTTTACCGTAATACCGTCATCTTCATACTGGACTACCCCGTCCACGATGTCGAACACGTTCCTCTTCTCTTGTGAAAGCGGATATGGGATAGAATAGTAGACATAGCCGGAACCAAGGTCGTTCACGACGATGGAACCGGAGACTACTGCGATGTGGGTAGGACGGATGAACATGTCCTCGGTAATTCTCTTGGGCAAGGTAATGGAAACAGCCTCACCGTTCTTGAGGTCGTAACCGCGGATAGTCGTGGAATCAACCCACATAAGGATTGCACGTTCACCACCGGATTCGGCGAATTCAACCTTGTTGCCGATTGCGTACTGTCCGATAATTTCCGTATTGTATGCAGTGTCTATGCGGTAAATGTTGCCGTTATATGCCACGAACAAATCCGGCGTGTAGTTCATCGCCGTAAGGCCGGTCGATGGGACATACATACCGTCAATTTGTCCGGATTCACCTAACGACATCAGGAACCTGATACCGGGGCAGCTCTGCATAAACCTTCTTGCGTCATCCTTGGAACCGTTCGTGCCGGAGAACATGTTGCGGGAGATCGCCGAGCCCATGATATTGGGATTCTTGGTCTTTGCCGTAGAACCCGTGAAACTGTATGTTATCTTGTTAACTGCCATCTATTAACCCCATTCAAGCGGGCTGAACGCATCGAAGAAACTGTCCCTATAACTTCCGCCCTCGATATTAGAGTAAGTCATCGGCCTGTTAGCCTGGTTGACTCTCTTGAGGAGTCTTACCGCATTCGCGAATTCCTCGTCGAAATACGGCTTGATTTCCAGGAGCTTGTATCTGAGACAAAGCTTCGAGCATAACCCGTCTTCGAGGATGGACAGAATCTTCTCGTTGAAGTAAAGTTTGTCGTTTAACTTGTACTGAGGAATAGACTTTAGGTAAGTGATACGGAGCGGAAGGGTCAGCATGGAATCGAGCTCGATATAGAATACTTCGAATGTCGTCTTCGTACCGTTGACCGATACTGTTTCAAGTTCCGTTTCGCATGCGAAGAATGTCGGAAGACCACGTTTGGTCTTGGCATCGAGAACTTGTCTCTGAGCAGGATACAGCTGTACGTATCTTTCGCCGACCTTCCTGGCCATCGTAACTATCCTGTCCGGGAGCGGATTGATAAGGAGGTCCGGCCATACGATGTCTTCGCGCAATTGCCATGTCAGAGTAGAAGGGTCATCTGGGTCGGAACGTTCCCACGCGTAGACCTTTCCGTCGGTCTTCAATTTACATACCTGACCTGGCATACTTCCGTACGGAAGCTCGTCTACTTCTGACCAGTTCTCCGGGAGTTCGGCCATAATCTTAATCTTGAGACCCTTGATAATGTCCACCGTCTCGACGTCTGAAAGGATAAGGTCCTGTCCGCAAAGTTCCGAAATAACGCTTTGCAAATCATGGAGTGCATTCATGGCCTGGCTTCCGGTAGCGGCCTGGGAATCTCCGACAAGAGAGCACCTTTGGAAAGCAGAATTTATTAATGCGTTAACTGTTTGCATGGTAAATCCTTTAAATAATTTCTCTTATATTTATATAACGAAAAGACCAGGGGTATTTCACCTTGGCCTTTCGTTTATATCGTTATTCCAATAAGATTAGAGCTTAAAGTAACCTACGACTGCGTTACGCGGATCCGGCAAACAGACAGCGTACGGCAGATCAAGTCTGGTAAGACTTGTCATGTACTTGCCATCGCCATAGGTCGACATCTTGATGGACACGTTGTTGACAGTTTCAGTAACGTTCTCAGAGCCCGGAAGATCAGCGAACGTGTACTTGTCGAAACCAACGGCGTCTTCAGTACGGCACTGGCCGAGGGCATACTTACCAGAAGCTACAGCCAAAGTAGGAGCAGCAGTGGTGTAACCAGTCGGAACCCATGCGTTAGCGTTGTTGATGTTGTGACCTTCGACAGCGAAGCGAACAGCAGGAACCTTACCATCCTTATCAGCGATGATGAAGAGGTCCTGATCAGTTTCCATACCGTCGACACCGACAATCTTGGCGTTAACCTTGAACGGAACACCCGGAGCAGCGGTGAAAGCGACATCGTAACCGGCAGTAATTGTGGCGGTACCATCCTGAGCAGTGATAGCAGTAACAGCCATAGCAGCGGTTTCTGTACCGGCAATGTTCACGACCGGCATGAGGCTTTCTTCGATAACGGAGGCACCGGCATACTGACCGAGATACGCGTCCTTATAAATCTTGGACTGGATTTCGTTCGGGATGAAGTTAGCGAGACCGCCAGCTGCGATTGTACCAGCCACGGACGGCTTGATGAACGATACCTTGGTACCAGCTACGCCGACTTCGTCAAGAGCCTTGGACATGTCCGTAAGGGTCTTGAAGTTGGCGGAACCTTCGACAATCTGGAAGGCCTTGTTGATGGTCTGGTCGATAGCGTCCTTTTCAACGGCACGAGCGAGCTTGACCGCGCGAGGACGAGAAATTTCATTTCTGAAAGATTCAATATCAGTCAGACGGGACCAAGAATCAAGTTCAACGGAAGTGTTCTTGTTCTGGAGGGTCACGTCGACTTCGACTTCGTTAGCGCCATCTGGTTTGGCTTCGAGACCGTCATTGACTTCACCCGGGTCAGGGATGTACACCGTGTAGGATTTTCCGTATTTCTTCCCTTCCAGTTCACCCTGGGTCATGTAGCTGTGAGCCTTCTTCAGGTACGGGAGGTTATCATAAACTTCGCCAGCGATGAGCTTGACTTTCTTGTTGTTGGAAAAATCATTTCCTAATACTTTATCTGCCATAATGTTAAATCCTTATGTTTAATGTGTTCGGAGGTAATTAAGAATCGAATCGTCCGAATCGAATATCGATCCCTTTGTTGTTTCCTGTTGAATACCAGGCTTACCGATAATCGGCGGCTTCGGAGCAATTTCCTTTCTAACGTCTTGTTCCATCTGCCTGATCATGAACTGTCTGTCCATTTCGGTCTTGCCTTCCGCGAACAACTCTTCGAGCAAACCAGGATTCATTGCAAAGTTATATAACAGTTTCGGAGCAACGTCACTGCGCATGATGTAATTGGACAATTCCTTGTCCTGGTCGATCATTTCACCCATGCCGTTTGCCAAGGCCTGTCCGACGATGTCTCGATACTGTTTCTCCGCTTCCGGAGTCTTGAACAGCTTCTTGACATTCTCGTCCTGCTTGGAACGATAGGTGTTCAGTTCCTGCTCTTGCTTGGTCTTCTCGTCATAGAACTTCTGGTATTCGGCCATTCGGCTGTCCCATACGCTCTTGAACTTCTCTTCGACCAAAGCGTTAATAAAGTCGTCGTCTGTCTGGAATTGCTGTCTATTGAGAGGCTGATACTTATCAGGATTCTCGAGACGTTCCAAACGTTCCAACAGCTTGTTATAGTTCGTCTGCAACTCACCATACTTCGCGTCGAACTTCTCCTGCTTCTTCCTCATCTGTTTCCTGAAGGAATACGCAGCTCGTTCTTCCGGAGTATATTCGCGCTTACCATCGTTACCCGTTTCCGACACATTACTTTCGGGATTTTCCGCACCTTGCTGAGGGGCAGCGGTTTCCGCCGGGGTCTCATTCTGTTGAACTTCCTGGCTTTCAGCTTCACCATTCGATTCTTCAGAGATATCGACTTCATCAATCATATTTGTGTTTCCTGTAAGGTCTTATGGCGCCTTATTGCCGTACGTTAATATTTATAAATGAATTCCTAACCTAAATATTGGGTCTGTCTTGCACGCCTTTCCTTTATTATACCCCTAGGCACGTCATTCGTGAAGAAAGTGAGCGCAATACTGTCTGCGGTATCGGGAGAACGGCCAATAGCGAGCTTTATATCCTCCTTCGGAATAAGCTGAATCTTGTCCCTGGCGTTCAGGAGGTACTTCGTGGACATGAATTCGTGAATAGCCGTCTCGTCCACACCGTTCAGACCGTGCTCGTCTATGTACTGCTTAGTCTTCATGTAAATCTGGGCCCTCAAATTGGCATAACTGGGTTCATCCGCGCTCCCGCCGAAAGATACCATGTTCACGAACGGGGCCAAATCAGTTTCCATGAGCAGTTCATACAAAGGAATACCGTAAGCGGCGTCTATGTTTATCGCGGAAAGGTGAGAGGCTCCGTATTCGTGAACCCATGCCTTTATAACATTGTAAAGATCCTTCGCTGAGGCTACCTGGGCCTTATGGTATTTCTCGATAGTGTTACCTCTCCTCAATACAAGCACGTGTGAGTCCTTACCGAAGCCAGATGGATCGCAACCGATAGTAATAGTCGTGCCGTTCTTGGGAGCTGCTTCGAACATGTCCTCCGTGAAGATGGTTCCGTTGTCCACGTCTTCGCATTCTTCGCCAAAATATTCCCTTCGCCACGCAGTCTCGGAAACGCAGGACTTCCTCATGAGGGCAATCTGCTCTTCCGTGATGAACTTGTTGTCCTTCGTCGTAGCTGTAATCAAGTGGACATGGTTCTCCTTCACGAATCTGGTGAGCCAGTTCTGTCCTCTAGGAGTAGAAATCATAACGAGCTTGGGAACAATGCCTTTACCGCGCATACAGAAAGGAAGGATAGTCATAATTTCGGGGTCAGCAAGAGCCGCCTCGTCTAGGATGGCCAGAGAAATTTCCGTATAACCACGGATAGAGTCAGGAGTCTCATAAGAAGCAAAGTAAATTGTCCCCGTCTTGTATGTAATCTTCATCAGTCCGCGATGGATCTGGAATTCCTCGGGTTTCAGTATCTCGTAAAGCCTGTTTATGCATTCCTGCATGAGTACTTCGGATACGGCCTTGAAGTTCTGACCCAGACAAATTACCCTCTTTCCCTGCAGGAGGGAAATAACGGCCATCAGCGAGGCGATATATGATTTCCCCGATCCGCTTTCATCGGCCCGCGCGGAGATACACTAGGTTCTCCTGGCAGGCCAGCAACTCCTTCTGATGTTTGAATAGTTTGTAGTGTAAATTCATTATACTTCTTCTATGATGAGATTAATCTGCGTATCGTTATTGACATTTGCCGCGACGTCCTGCTCTATCTTCTCGGAATAGGAGTCCTTCCACCTTCTCTTCATTATCTCGATGTACTGGGGCTTGCCCTGCATGTAATAGCTGAACGTGAGGTCGTTGAGGCATGCAGAACGCATGTTGTTTAACCAGTCAATCATGAGGTCGAGGTATTCCTTGGTCTCCTCTCCTATGTCGTCCGGTTTAGTGGCGTTGATGTTCCTGGGATTCCAGAGAGGGCTCTCTCTTCTGTCCTTCCTCTGGCACTTCGCGGTCGTTATCCTCAGTTCCGTCGGCAGGTAGTTCTGTATCTTGGCCATGAAAGAACTGATGGTGGTGTAATTGTATTCCTTCGTGTGGGAATAGTAGTTTATTATGGCCATCGTTATGCCTGTCGGACAGTAACCGTTCTCTTCGACGTCCATCTCGTGGAAACCGCCCTCTGTGATTACGGGCTTGGTAAAGTTGTCCAGGAGGAACTGCATTTGCGCAATCCTCTTCCTCATCCTCTGCCTGCTAAGGTCCGTAGCGTGTCCCATGTTACACCCCCGTCATGCATGAAATCCTGCGGTTCAGTTCCTTAAGCTCGTGCAAGATAGCCTTAAGCACGTCCGTATAATTTAAATCCTGCTCAGTAATCTTCTGAACAGGAACATCTTTCGTTGTCTTCTTTGTTGCCATAAATGTCCTGTTGGGGTCTCGCCCAATTCGCTTTTGTATTCTCTATATTTATAGAACAAGAAACCGCCGCACAATTTGCACGACGGTTATTCTTATTGGTAAATATAGCTTAGTCTAAGTCCGGGATTAACTTGTAGTAGATGTTGTCATACGGCTGAGGCTGACCGATCTTGAGCCAGGAAGCGGTATTCCATCCCTGGGTGCCCATGATGGTCGGGGCAACGCGCATGTAAAGTGACTGGTCGTAGTTGCTAGTGTTGTCGTACCTCATGTAAGTGCTGTATGTCCTGCGGTAATAAGGCGCGTCAATGGATGTATACGCGTTGTACGTATCGCCGAGAGAGGCCGCATTAGCCACTTCCCTTATGGTAGGCAGGATAATTTCGGCCGTGGCCATGATGTAGCTGGAACCGGTATCAGCCGTGCTGAAGCTGTTCGTGAACTCGAATCCCATGATGGTGTCGTAGTTGATGTTGCCGACGTCCATCATGCCCTGGTAATGCAGCTCGATGGTCGTATGCTTCGGAACAGGAATAGAGAACTTCGTATCGGGACCGGCCATGAAGTAAGTACGCTTCGTGTCGGTACCTGTCATTTCGAGACCGGACGTAGAAGTGTGATAGGCGCTTTCGAACGGGTACGGGATATACTTGTACTGGTTACCGTTGCGGCAGAGAAGTCCGCTGAATCCGTATTCGTCCGGAAGAGAGAAAGTGGTCTTTCCGTACGAAGTAGAGCCGCCTTCCGGATAAAGCGTAATGGAGTCGAGGTAGCCCCACGCGCTGGCGGCAGTCCTTCCGCCCCCGTTATAGACGTTCATCTTCATGGCAGAAGCGGCGGAGTAATCTATCGTATCGCCGTTAACCTGTACATTAAATGCGGGAGCTGCAGAGGCCGCGCTGAAGATAATGGCGCTGTTTACGTCGTCCTTCGTAATGTCGATATTGATACCTGAAATTTCATACGCGGACACACCGATAGTATCGGCCGTATTATCCACCATGACCGGAGAGATACCCGTATATTCCTTGCCTGCTGAATTTGCACTGAAGATTACGGCACTGTGCACATCGTCCTTGGTAATGTTTATGCCTATGCCGGAAACATCATACGCGGACACGCCGATGGTCCTTGAGGTATTGTTTACCAGGACCGGAGTAATCCCGATGTAATCGCGGCTGTCAGTATAATTCTTGGCGGACGTCACAGCGGCGCCGGAAGCTGCCGTAATCTGGTTCATCCAGTCACGACCGGAAAGATTGAGGGTGTCTCCAGATATACCAGCAGAAACGAGGTTAGGGGTAATGTTGTTTACGGTCGTAAGGGAACCGGAACCGGTAGGAACCGCTGTCAGATACCCCTGAGCGTCAGTCCATGCGGTAGCGGCTGCGGAAGCCACGGAAGCTGCGTTCGCAGACGCCCCTGTGATATCGTTGGTCCAGTCCTTTGAGTTAACCGTGAAGGTGGTAGAACCTAGAGCAGTAGCCGTAGTTACCGTAGCGTTGGCACCACCGACGACATCATAGTCCTTAATCTTGCCGGAAAGGTCAAGTATGTCGGCAGAATTCGCATCCACTCGCGCAGAAACGTATGCCAGGTCTTGTTCTGCGGTCAAATAGCCCTGTTGCTCCACCCATTCGATCGCGAGTCCAGAAGCGACGTATGCGGCGTTTGCGGTAGCGCCCATGATATCGCTCTCCCAGTCCTTACCGGAAAGAGTCAAGTCGCCGGAAGCGTAACTACCGGAAACGAAATTGGGCGTGCTGTTGATTACGTTGATATTGGACGTCAGACTACCGGAGAAACCGATAATCTTTCCAGTAGGGGTATCTGAAACGATGTAAAGGGGAGCCTCTACGTCGATTGGAGGGATGCCGGTCACGGAGATAACGTGGTCGGTAATGTCGATATTGGCACCCGCGGAATAGTCCTGGGAACTTGCGCCGATAGCCGAGCCGGAATAACCGGTAATTACGCTGCCGGAATATTCGAGACCAGAAGTAAACATGTCGCCAACCGGCGCGTTGCCGTTGAGACCCCTTAAAATCGTATGAGAATTGGAAATTAAAGCCATCTTAACCTCTCATATATTTATGCTTGCGTTCCGCCCCAACTTTCTGGTATCTGGGCGAGCTCTGCTGCACCCTCTACTGTATCGGAGCCGCAATTCATGAATACGGTATTGTCGTATGTCGGCAACGGGTTCTTCGACGAGAACTTGTTATACATGACCAAAGCACCGGATTTTACCTTAGTGGCATTCTGTGCGAACCCGACGACGTTCGTTACTGAATCCGCGCTAAACGACGGAATTACTTCTACTCCGCAACCGCGGAGCATATTGCGCATATCTGTTACCTTACTGGTGTCGTATGTCGGAATATAACTCATTGCACTGCAGTTAATGAAAATAGCATTCATACTCGTAACGTTAGAAGTATTCATCGACGGACCAGCTGTCATTGCGCTGCAACCAGCGAACATAGAGTCCATGTTGACTACATTTGAAGTATCTGTCAAGTTTACATCCTCGAGCAAAAGACAATCATAAAACATACCCTGTGTCGTAAAAGCACTCACCGTATCGATAGTCGGTAAATCGGTTAACGCTGAGCATTCACGGAACGTATCTTTAAAGCTAACAACATTTGACGTAATCAGCTGCGGGAAATAAACCAATTTATCACAACCTAAACACATTTCGTTCATGTTCGTTACTTTCGTCGTATCCATGTAAGGTAATCTTGTAATTGCCCAACATGAAGCGAAAGTACCTTGCATAGTTTCTACGTTGGAAGTGTCCATTATAGGTATTTCTTGCAGGGCGAGGCATTCTCTGAACATATAGTCCATATTACGTAGGCTGGAGGTATCTATTGTGCTCGGAAGCTCGGTAAGACTCCATGCATGGGTAAACAAATTACCCATATTTGTAATGCCCGTGGAATTGAACGCTATGACCTTTAACATTCTTGCCAAAAAGAATCCGCTATCGGCATACCAGTGGCGGTCGAGGACACTCGTCGCACCTTCGGTATTAGGATGGTAAACACCCCAGTCATCCGAATCCCTGTGGAAGTCCCATATATTGGGCGATATGCTTACCTGCGTCCATGTACCATCTGGAGAAGTAGGGACAGTGTCGTCTATGAACAGGGCACGCAGGGTCTTAGGAGGCAGCCTGTCGGTCATGCCGAGTAAAGTCCCGCTTTTTTTCAATAAAGTATTGCTCTTGGCAAGTATCATATAAACTCCTATTTCCAGTCGTCCGGTATTTGTGCGAGTTCAGCCCTGCCCTGTTCTGTAGCATAGCCACATATTTCGAAAGTATCGGAATAATACAACGGCGGCGTAGTTTGAGTAGAAAGCTGCTGGTATAAAGCCAATGCACCGGTGGTTACATAAATTGCACGACCGAACATCCCTATCGTATTTACGACTTTGCTGGTATTGAATAACGGTATAACCTCTATTGCTGCCTGGTCGAACATATAGTGCATATCTGTTACGTTACTAGTATCGAACAATGGCACGGCCTTCAAACTGGTACATAACTGTAACATGTGTTGCATATCGGTCACCGCACTCGTATTGAACAGGGGAACCGACTTTAACGAATTGCACACCTGGAACATTTCAGCCATATTGGTTACCGTACTTGTATCGAACGGGACCGTGAATTTCATCTTTTTACAGTCCATAAACATACCTTGCATATTTGTCACGCCGGTAGAGTTTACGTTAAGCACCGCCAACAATCCGTCGTGGAAGGCCAATAACCTCGTCCAGTCACTGTTCTCGTATGTCAGATTCCAGATATTAGGGAACTGGCTTACTTGAACGGCCGTTCCTTTAGCGAACGGCGGAGTGTTGTAGTCCTGATAAAGTAGCTGCAAAGTATATGGGGGCAATTGGCTGCCATACCCGAGTAGTACGTCAGGCTCCTTCAAAGATACGCCTTGAAAATTCAATATCATTTGACCTTCTCCGTCAGCTTGGTTATGGCGAGCTCGAGGTCGACGATGGACCCCTGCAGCTCCTTTATCGTGGTCATGAGGGACCCGTGGTTCTTCTCGAGCTGGTCTATACGGTAGTTCATGAGGGTATTCTCGTTGTCCCTCTTCTTGCCGGTGGAATTACGCTGTAGGTGGATTATAAGGTAGACGACGCAGGCCGCTATAATGGCGGTCGCGTTGCCGGAGTTCATCGCGTTAGTAAAGAATTCTTCCATTGTAATCCTATTTAGTTATTGGAGATGCGGTTGATGCCGACTATTTTTTGGATATAAGTAGAATTACTATCAGAACCACCTGCCCCCGTCGCCATAGGAAACCATCGTCTATACCCACTAATACTGGTTATACTTTTTCTATCATTTGATAATTCATACTCTCCAATAAGAAACTGTAAGGGGTTATTACCTCCAATCGCTCTAGAAAATAATAGTCGTATATTATTACCAGTACCTAAAGATTGAACTACATTATAATCAAATTCCCCATAGTTGTAATAACCACCTCCACCTTGGAAAGGATATAATCTAAATCTTTCAAATGCTGATAAAGGTTCTGTTAAAGTGACAGCAGAAACATTTTGTGCAGTTGTCTCAAACAGCACCGTTTCATCAGCCCTCAGCGGATTGTTCGGAGAACCGTCGCCGATGATACCGGCCGAAGTAGAAACAGATGCTTGTAATAGATAATTGCCTTGTGAAATACTTTGAATATCTGACATGTTTAAACCTCCTTATGCATTAGAACCTGAGATGCGGTTGATGCCGACTACTTTTATGATACTATTCAAATCTTCTGCTTCACCTGTTGTTGCTGTCACACCTGTTGCTGTTGTAGACCAAGAACCAAATGCCAAACATTTAGCATTGACAGCGGCTAAATGAGTATCATCAGCAGTTAATCTAATACAAGCTATATTTAAGTTTGATGAACCACGAGGTCTAGTAATAGCAAAATAACCAGTTGTACCCATATCAGCAAAGTCAATTGTATAAACTTGTGGAGGTCCATAAGTTCCATGAGCGATATAGACTTGACATTTATCAAAATTCTTCATAGATTCACTTGTTTGTATTGCGCTTGTTCTAGCACCACTCCATAGCACCGTTTCATCGTTGGAAATCCTTACAGTTCCTTCCGATGGCTGTGTAATGGAAATACCAGGACCTGCTTGATATGTTGTGGCACTTGTGTTGCCTAAAACGAAACTACCATTTGCGATACTTTGTATGTTTTCACTCATAAACTTTTCTCCTTATTGCTTGCGACCGATACCGATTACTTTGTAAACACTTTGCCAGTTAGAACCAGTATTCCAAGAGGTTCCAGTTATATTTTTCCAACCATAATATATTCTCTCCCATTCAGTAGTATTTACACCAGACCACATTGTATAAACTTCATACATTGTATTAGTAGCTAAATTACCGATGAAAGTAGAATTTATTGGCATATATTGTGCTGTTGTTCCGTTTATGACAGGTTCAAATTCAGTACAACCATAATAAGAATTTTGACCGCTAGTATTGTTGTTATGCCCACCATAATATACTTTTATGCTATTGAAGTTCAAAGGTGATTCAGATAAAGATAAGGTTGTTGAACCGTATGTTCCACTCCAAAGAACAGTCTCATCAATACCAAGCAGCTGAGCAACAGCACTCAAGTTGACGCCCAAAGCATATTGAGCAGAATTAGAAGCATGTACCAATGTATCATCGTGAACGAGCCATTGTTTCTCAGCACCATATTGAGCAATAGCAGAACCGTTATAGCCAGAAATTTCATTGACTGCATTGTATTCCAGTCCGCTCTCAACCATAACGCCTTCAGGAACATCAGAACCGCCCCATGAAGCCGAGTTGTCGGAAACCGTAGAAACCACGCCGTTCCAGGAGGTAATGCTGTTCGGAGTGGCCGATGCGCCGTCAAGAACAATCGCAGCGTCTTCACCGGACAACACCCCGACGAAAGCCGTATGACTGTCGTTGAACATGTTGATGAACGCGCCCCTGTTTCCGGCGGCAGAACCGATAACCTGAGAACCGGCGGAACCGAGGTTGAACTTAATCTGTTCGCCGTAACCCGTACGGTTGATGATGAGTTCGTTGGCCTTATAGTAGGCGGTGCCGTGCGTACCGGTGAGGTACATACCAGGGTCGCTGGAACCAACCAACATCTTGCCGGCATTGTTGACAGCCGTAGAAATGATAGGTGTAGAGTTTATCGCAGATACACCCGTACTGGAAACCTTGCCAGTAGTTACGGAAGTTACTACCTGCGCCGTCGCATCAAGTTTGTCCGTGACCGTAGCCCATGTAGCAGAGTTATCGGAAACAGTAGTATAAGTGGAATCCCAGTTGGCCGAACCAGTCAAATCCTGATGTGCAGTAATGAAGGAACCCGAGACAGTAGAGAATGCGCTAGAATCCAATTTGTCCGTAACGGTATTCCAGTCACCGGAATTCGTATAAACTTCGTCAAGAGCGCCCTGAGCGTCGCCCGTATATGTAGAACCAGCTCCCCACGAAGCAGAGTTGACAGCCACCGTATTGTAAGTGGATTGCCAAGCCGCAGAAGCGTTACGAATAGGAGTAATGGCACTATTCCATGCAAGTTCACCCACGCCGATAATGCCCGTAGTAGGAGCAGCGCTCGCAGTAAGCAGCCAGTCACTAATATTAACCCAATAAGTGGATTGTGCAGAGAACGGGCCACTCATTTCTCCGAGAGGAATATAGATAAAATTACTTATTCCCGCACTACCCTGTCCACTAGCCGTAGCCGTTCCGCCTCCGGTTGTCTCACCTGTAACAGTTATATACAGGGAAGGATCGCCGCCCTGAACAGGTATAACAAGAGTACCGCCCGTTTGCATAGTTTCCAGAGTGCCATTAGTCAATGCAGCAGGAGTTGTATCTATATGATTGTTAGCAGTTAACAGATACTCAACATAACCGCCTGCCGTACCTGTAATCACTGCGGAATTTGTCCCTTCTATCTGGTCACCATTTACATTGATTGTACCGCGCGGACTAGTAACGGAAACTTCGCTACCCGACCAAGAAGCTGAATTGTCGTGGACGGTGTCGTAAGTGGAATTCCATGTAGCGGAATTGCCGTTAACGGTATTATACGTGTCGTTCCAGTTCGCCGAATTCGGCAAGGACTGGTGAGCGGTGAGGAAGGAAGCCGAGACAGTAGAGAACGCGGTCGTATTCAGTTTGTCCGTGACCGTATTCCACGTACTGGAAACATTGTCCAGTGCGTCGGCCGTAAGGTATGAACCGGTAATATAACCCTGGCTGGTTACGAAACTCTCCGTAGCGTAGCCTTCCGGGACCGCGGTGAGGTACGTGGAAGTAATCTCGTTTCCGTTCACGTCCTTGGCAGCGGATACCGCGTACTGTGCACCTATGCCGCTGTTGTTGATAGAACTAATCAATTCCATTGTAAACTCCTTAAATTGTCATGTAGCCGAATTCAAGCGCGGACTGATAGGCCGTCATTCCCGCTGTCGTCTGGTAAGGTGTCAAGTCCACCCCCGTGATAAAACCGGATTCGTTCGCGGTCGTATAGAAATTTGCGGAATCGGCCGTGGTCAGGTAGTCCGTCGGGATAGCCGCGGTAGCCTGTTCGTAGGCGTTCGCGGAAGCAGCCGTAATAGTGTCGGTCCAGTCGGTCTCCGCTGTCAGATACCCCTGCGAAGTAACCCAAGCCTCGGTGGCGAGGCCGGCCGTGGAAGGAATCATCCCCGTTATCGTAGAAGATACGTTCTGGAGCTCCGTTTTACTTGCCAGCCCAGTTATATCCCCGCTCGCCGCGAAGGCCCCAGAGGCGCTCCACGGCACGAATACGGCAGGGTCGGTGTCGGAACCGGCAGAGAACGCGGAACCGTTAAAGCCGGTAATAAGTCCTTGGTCGTATCCGAAGGAACTCTCGTTCATGGTGCCGGCAGGAAGTGCAGTCAGGAACGAACCAGATACGTCAGAAAAAGCAGTAGTATCAAGTTTGCCAGTAATAGTGTTATCGACATAATTTTTCGTAGCATAATCTGTAAGGTCGACCCCCGTGATGAAACCGCTCGGGTTAGAAGCCGGATAGAAGTCCCCTGAGGCGCTTTCCGGCATCAGCCCTGACGCGCCTATGATGAAACCGTTTTCGTCGTCCTGGACGATGTATAACGGCTCCTGGACGCCGATTGGCACGGAATCCGCGGAAATCATGTTGGCCGTGTTGTTGACGTCGATGGGGTAAATGCCGGTATATGTCTTGCCGACGCCGCTCGCGAGGTAAGGAACATACGTAGTGGTATCTCCGACCTTGTACGAACTTACGTAAACCGTATCGGAACCGGCCATAGCTACGTCTGCGTGGTTAGTCGGGGCGTTGGAAAGGATATACTTCTCGACGCTGAACATCTCGTTGTCGTATTGGTCGCAAACAACAAGCAAATAGTCGAATGCCGGGTCGACGTAAATCTTGGCCATACCGAGGTTATCGAGAATAACTGGGTTGGTATTAAGATTCTCGCCGTTTACGTCGGACCAGGAGTCCATCAGCTGCGTTCTGTTCAGCGAATAGACATAAACCTTACCCGCGGAAAGAGGAACACCGTTAAAGTCGTTAAACTGGATACAGAGATCGTATAATGCTACTGCCATCTTTAGTTCCTTATAAATTCTCTTATATTTATATGTACAATAAGAAACCCCTCATTGCGAGGGGTCTTAGTTTAAACAAACAGGAGATATTCCAAATCGCCGCTGTCGAGCTGGTGTGTCATCGAAGGACATAGCTCAAAGAAATCCCCGTTGTCGTCATATTGCAGATGTGCGTAATGAGCAAGCCACGTATTACCAATCCATCGCAGGTCACGTTCGTCACTGACACTGGTCTTACATACATAGCCCCTGGTAGGAGTAATATAGTTTGTAGACCAGTCGCCACCAGCAATCATCCCAGGCGACATAATACGCTTACGGTCAAGAGCAGTACCGTAATAGATGTAATATGTCGTGCCACCAGAAGTAGTATGTGTAGTGTAAGTCGTAAGGTAACTTACTGACGGATATGCCTTCGGGTCTTCCCATGGGCAGTTACCGGAGTTGTTCTTATAGACTATAGAATGTACCTGGAATGCTTCCTTGATGAACACTCGGGTAGGTTCGCTTCCATGGACATTCTGCCAGTAACGGCAGCGTAGGCCTTCGGTGTTACCCGTAAACGTATTGTTGGTAATCGTCCACGTACAAACACAGTCGTAACAGTTACTATTAGGGTCAGCACTGTCAAGTTTGGTAAACTCGATAGGCTGGTTGTTGGCGAACGTATTCCCACAAAGGACAGCGTACATACGGTATTCGTTATCTACTTTGTATGGATAAACCTTGATAGTATTATTCCTAGTAACGCAATCAATCATTGTCAGCATCTTGCTCTTGATGGTAGCGTTTGCCGCGAAAGTACAGTTATCGAAACTATAGTGACAGTCATTCGTTTCGTTATCGTGCACAGCATCAATAGTACCCTGGATAGTACAGTTGCGTGCGTTGATACCGATATTAGGGTTAGCTATCTTCTGCCAGAAAAGAATGTCGCTGTCATAAAGATAAAGACCGAGCACAGCAGTATCGTTGAACAGCTGGAAAGTAATCGTAGAATCATGCACTTCAAGAGCGCTGAGGTCGACGTTGACATCAGTGGCGTGTATATTATACAGCCTGAGCGAACCAAGAGGATTGTAGCAATTCAAATGAACGCAGTTAAGGTTCCTTACTTCCTGGTATGTACCAGTGTAAATGGTTTCGGCTTCAGGCACATCAGTACCTTCGAAGTCGAGTACCTGCAGAGAGAATATCTGTACGGGAAGCCTGTTGCGCATTTCCACCATTATTGCGCCCCAAATAGCCACGTTATCGAACTTCCTTACTTCAGGAAGGCTGGAGCTAGAATACTGCACCTTGTGCCCAGAAGAGATGGAACCCGGATCCCATTCTGTTGATTTCACCGTAACGAAATTACCGTCGCCATATTTAGATGTATTGAAGATTACTTTGTCCTTTCTAGGATCGAAGACAGTACCGATAAGGACCGTGGTATCATTGACAGTATAGCAACCACCCTGGTTGAAATTTACATCGAGACGGTTATTACCGCGCAATGTCTTACCTGTAAGGTCTACACTGTTCGTTACGCTCTTGTTGACAAAGTAGCTGTCCGGGTCGATAACCATCTCGTCGGCTCCGCATGTGAGGAACACTCTTGCGGACTTGAACCATGAGGAATGAGCGACGCCTCCGTTCATGTAGATTTCACCGATATAGTGGTTAGCCTTACCGACTACTTCCACACGGTTACAATCTACGATACCATCGAACTGACATTTGGCGTCAATCTGGAGGTTCTTTAAAGTAGAGATAGATGTTACGTAATTACCGGGTACGAACCAGATACCGGGAGCCGTAGGTTTCTGGTTGGAACCTACCTTGTCAGGATAACCCATCAAGGCCTGGATGTTGCCTTCGGAACCAGGCATGACGCCGTAGTAGCTGGACGGTATATATTCGCCGTCGAATACGAGAACCCAGCGACCGGTCTGAGAAACGTCGGAACCGACAATGTAGCCGTTATCGACGTCTTGAGAACACGTTTCGTCCCAAACGTATGTTCTTAACGGGCAGTCCCAAGCGTTGAAGTAACCGATAATGTTTACTGACGAGTTAATAGAAGGGTCCAGGTCCCTGAGGGCCTCCATGCCGATTACGTATTCCCTAGATTCTTCCGGGGCGTCTTCACCAGCATAGTAATCGCGGATAAATTCGTAAATCGGGTGGCGGTTCTCGTCGAGGCCCTTATAAGCGTAAACCCTCACGTATGTCAACCTGTCTGAGAAGATAGTCTGTTCCGAACGGCCCTCGATATCAAGGATAACGGGATTCGCCGTAACGACGTATTCATCGTCCGTATAGGCATATACGTCTATGAGGTTGCTGGAAACCGGGTCCAGCAATTCAACCTTGCCGTTTACTAGCGGCTGGAGGTTGATGTCGAGGAACACGTCCTGCTGGTCGATAATCGGTGTCAATTTCATTACTTAATCTCCTTCTTTGCCTTGATTTCCTGAGCCTTGGCCAGGGACTGTTCAGCCTTGGCGTTGGACATGGCGACTTCGTTCTCCATCTTCACCATGTCTGTCTGCATCTTGGCAGCCTGGGCCTCGATTTCCATACCGGCCTTTGTCTTGGCGGTATCGAGTTCTACAGCTTTCTTCTCGAGTTCCATTTCGTTCTTTTCGGATTCGGCTGCCATTTCCATCAATTCCTTATCCGATAAAGTACCGTCGAGCTTGTGCTGGAGAATCATCTTCTGGAGTTCCTGCTCGTGCTTCATCTGGGCGAGAGCTATTTCGCGTTCGAGGCTATAGCCCTTCAGTTCGTTCATCCTCTTCTCGTCCTCGAGCTGCTTCATGAGCTGAGCAATCTGCATGTCGCGCTTCTTTATTTCGGAATCCGCCTGGGTAAGCAGAGCCTGGTCCTGCATTTCCTGCTGGGTAGGCATTGGCTGCAGCATCTTCACGAGGCCGGAAACAAATTCGTTCTCGCTTTCGACGTTAGCCATGGCCATCAATAGCTTACGTTGGTCCTGCGGTTCCGTGAGCAACGGCTGCATCTGTTGAAGGATAACGCGGGCTTCCTGTTTCTTCATGAGTTCGTCAGGTCCCTGGATAACGTCAATCTTAATCTGCCCGTAAAGATTCGTACCGGAAATCAATTCGAACAAACACATACCGGCTACGGACAAGCTGGAGCGCATGTTCCAGATGTAAGTCCTTATGTTGTTCTGGAAAGTCTTGGCGGCCGTGAGAACTTCTGTCGCGGTCTTTTCCGTCTCCGATTCCATGCCGATAGCGGGAATACCGATGATATTGTTGACCATCTGGAGTGACTGAGTAAACAGTTCGCCGACGTCACCGATAGGAATCTCGTTAGAAATACGTACGGGCGGTTTGAGTTCCCTCTTGCCGTCCGGGCTCCAGTCGTTATGGATAAGGAGCGGGTTCAAGGTCTTGTTGGAATCCTTGTAGTAGCGTTCGTAGTTCTCGATAGATTCTGCGCCTGCAACCCATTGGTTCTTCGGGGCAACCGCAAGACGGATGAGGATGTTGGAATAGCCATAGTTGATAAGTCTCTGGATACCTTCCATCTGGTCGACGATACCGATAAAGTTCCTCTCGTCGTTGTCGTCGGAAACACGTTCACCGAATACCGGGATGATAGGGATGTAGGTCATCGGGAGCTCAATATGCTCGAACACGTTGTTGCCAAGCATCTTGTATATGTTTACAATGCCATCACCCTTGTTGTAATAGGTCACGAGCGGCATGTATTCCTTCCTGTCGTATTCTTCCTCGATGTCTACGGCGGGTTCCTGAATCGTTGCGATGTCGATACCGTAGTTGTCCTGGATCCATTTCCTGGACTTGAGTTCCACGATTGCGGCTTCTTCCTGGTCCGCGCCGTTCAGCTTGTTGCAGTTCGGGTCGAGATAAACGTTCTCGATCTTGGGACAGTACATGCATGGTTCCGGGCTACCGTCGATACCGAAATCGTTGGAGATTACGAATACGCCGAGACCGTAGGCCACCGCGTCGTTCAATACCTGGATTGCGGCTGTCTGGTTGTCCGGCGAGTCGATGAAAGCGTTACCGGCCTTGGTCAGCATCTGGGAAGGGGAGTCTGTCATTATGTCCTTCACGGACCAGCGATAAGGTCTTTCCCTGTAGCTGTTGCAAATCGTGCGGACAGCGTTCCTGATTACGTTGAGCTGCTTGGAGGCCCTGTCCTTTCCCAAGGTTTCCACGTCGTACTTGTCCGACGGGTCCTTCATGTATTTCTTGTCGTCCTTGATTCCGTCCTTCATCGGCTTCCAGCGCTTGTTGCTGCGCTTCTGGAACTCGGTGAACTTCTTGATCATGTCGGTAACATTAATCTGTTCTTCCATCATATATGTTCCTTATGTAAAAAAATTACCGGGATATTCTGCCATTCAGGCTCCCGGTATTATTTATATGTTGTCAATCAACGTCATGAATTGAGCGCTTCCATCCGTTCGAGTATCGGTATTATCCTGGCTATCCGCTTCCGCCATTCCGACGGCTTCGACTTCAGAAAGAAGAAGTGGACCGCACGATGGGAATAATCATTCAAACATACGAAGTTATCCTCGTTCGATATGTCCGTATAGTGCTCTTCGTTCAGGTCGAGGTGGTGAAGATTGCACCTGCCGGACAGTTTCTGCCCAGTGACGGGGTCAGTCTTCTGTTCCTCTATCTTGCGCCTGCGGAATTCCTTCCACTGCTTGGTGTCGCGGAACCTCTTCTTTTCCTTCTGGTGGTTCATACGAGCTCCTGGTTAGGTTGCAGGCACGCGTTGAGCCATGCCGTAACGTGGTCGTTCGATTCCATGAACTCGCCCTTCTTGTTGATGAAGTCATACTGGTATTCGAGAATCTCCTTCCAGTGTTCCTTCACGTTCTTGAAGACGGTTTCAAGCTGTTCCATTGTCGGATTCGGCGGTACCTTGCAATAAGGGTGCAACACCTCGTAAGGCGAATACTCGAATACCGTACCTATCACGATTGCACCTATCGCGAATCCCTCGGCGCACTTGAGTCTCGACTTGGCCCTATTGAAGTCATTCTCCATAAGCGGAGCCAATATGATGTCCGGACGCATCCTAGTGAGGAACGCCGCGTAGTTCGGGGTGTCCTGCCACGGGGAAGTCTCTATCATCTCGTGGACGGGGCCCAGGAAGTACGGCTTGTCTGCCATCGAATGTAAGTCCAGACGCCTGTCCTTGATTTCCCTTATCAGGAATTCTGCCCATTCGCCTGTATAGTCACCACGCAAAGGTGTAGCGCCTAAGGGATATTCCGGACAGAACGGTATAGGAGAACGGTAGTGTTGCATACCGGACGGGATTACGCACAAGGGAATATCCCTGAAAGTAGTCTTCCTGTCTGCGCTGTACAATGACCTCGGAGCCGCATTCTCGACGATATGCACGTTCCAGTAATTATACTTGGTTTCCAGTTTGCGCTTGAGGAACTCGGTAGTAACTATCATCCTGTCGATATACTTCAGGTTCTCAGTCAACGCCTTCTCGATTGCGGCGAAATCCCTAAATTTCAACGACGAAGCGTTATAGTCCGGAAGCGACTCATCCCACGCGTCATCCACGTCAGAACAGATACTATAACCGAACTTGGGCTGTAGCTCCTTATAGTTCTTGAGCCAAGGCATCGGATATACCGGCCTTTGTACCAATATGCAACGTGTCCTTTCCAATAGACTCCCGTCGAATATGGGCATAGGTGAAACGACCACCTTGGTGCCGTATTTAGGTGTAGCGTTTATGTGGTTTGATATAGTCATAATTCTATGCCACACGCACCCCCCGCCACCGCCGAGTTCAGCGCTTATTACTAAGATAATATCTTTATTATTATTATTATTCATTTATCCACCTTGCTATGCGATGTCTTCTACTGTGTTCCGCCTGCGTCAAGAATATAAGCTCAGAGGCAGGTCTATTGTAATACAAGTCTAACTTCTTTAGAGAACTTACCGTGTATCTTAACGAGAAATCCGTGTGCAGTTCTAGCCTATGGTGACAATGCCAACCTTCAAAGTTATCAGCTTTGGCCAATTCATAATTCTCAATTAGTTCATACTCGTCTTTCTTACAGTATGCCCTATATGTCGTTTTAGATAATTCCATGTGCAAAGCACTATTATCTTTATTCCATTGCTGTGAATAGATTTTATATCTTTCGGCATTCTCTACTTTCCATTTTCGACTAGCATCATTATGTCTCTGCTTATTTAGTTTATTCCATCTCCGAGAAGCTAATAGCTTACGTTCCCATCCTTCTATACCATATTTCTCTATGTATTTCTGTTTTGTCAATTGCTTACTCCTTATAATCTTCATCAGAATAATACTCTGAATGTCCTACATTACCGTCAATACCATTATCAATGATATCCATGGGGAGCCTGCAGAACATCGACTGAGCGTTCTCATCGAGCCACAGCTTTATTGCATTAGAACAAATCTGGGTCACGTAGGCGAACGCTGACGTGTCCTGTCTCTCGTCATACCTGGATATGTACTTGAGCAGAGCATACATGCATTCAGAATACACGTCCTCAATATCCTCTATGGGTACCTTGAAACAAGGTAGTCTGTGTCTGATTAACGCGTCGAACATACCGACAAGTTTAGATTCTACTTCTGTCCATTCGGCCGTGTATTCTCTCTTGTTCTTGTATAATTCCTTCTTGTGTTCCAGGAACTCCGACAGTTCCTGCAGTTTGGCTTTGTCGCCCTTGGCTCGAGTCCTGACTGTCTTCTCATATCTCTCCAGCCATTCGCCGTTATCCTTCGGATTCAACCTGTTGTACTTGATTATAGCTTCGCGTAATTCCTCCTTGTCTAAATAATTATTCTTGGAGGGACGTGCCATAATACTCCTCTACGATTCTGTTGAACATCTCGTCCGATACGTGGTCATATCCGATACCGTCTACCGATGGGTCAATATCCACTTCGGTCTCGCATCCGAAATAAAGTTCCATTACCTTCAACGACGGTATCAGTACGCCGTCGACCGCAATATAAGCAGGGAAACTCTGCTGGCAGGTAGAAATCTTGAAGAATCTCCCGTCGGCTGTAACCACGTACTTGCCGACTACATGGCTCGGTACGTCAAGGTTACTCTGTATAAGGGCGATCTTGTCTTCGCGAATCTTGGCGTGTTTCTTCCTCGCGTATTCCCTAAAATATTGCATTGTCTTCGAATTCTTGTCGGCACGATACTTGCGCTGTACTTCGCGTTGGTAGTCACGATAGCCTTCACGATCCCTTTCGCCGGTTCCGAATTCGGTCTGCTTGTATTCCTTCAGGTCGATGTGCTTCCTGTTGTCAGTCTCGCGGTTAGCTATCACGAGCTCGTCCCTATGCTTATCCCAGAATTCTTTCATTTCCCTAGCACGCTTACGGCGTCTGGCCATACTCCAGGTGTCTGAAAGGTGCTGCTTATGTTCTTCAGTCATGTTTAACCTCACTTAATCAATTAATAATTAGAAATATAGAAAAAATTTTTTTACGTTTCGCGCGCGCGAAGAATAATCTGAATATTCTCAAATATTCAGACTTTTTTACAGTTTCCCGGGCGGTCAGAAATTTATTCTATATTTGAATCATCACTCAGTTGCCGCTAGTAGTGAAACAAGTTTCTTTTGTTAACACTGGACCCTATACAGGCGGCACTGTATGGGGTCCTTTTTAATAGGTTTGAATATATGATACAAGGCAAATTCGGTCCGTATGTGGATGAGAAGAACGTGTGGGACGTATGGAAAGAAATGTACGGTAAACAAGAAGAGGATACAGAGGACAAAGATGGCGATAACTAGAAAGTCCGGCGTAAAGCCAATAGAAGAATACCTTAAAGACATCGATCTCGGCAAGGAAGACGAAGAAATCCTGGACGGGATTGTCGCGAAAGATTATATAGCGTTAAAGAATAGGACTGACGAACTCAGAGAAGCACTTGCCGCCTTAAGAAAGAAATACCGCAAGACTATCGTAGCACGCGGTGGCATCGACAGGTCCATAATCCTGAAGCAGCAGGACCTGCTCGGTCTAAACTCGAACAAGTTCGACAAGGAAATAGGCGATAACTTCCTGCTGGCCTCGAGCGACGGCGGAAATACGTCGTCGATGTACTGGGTGCTTAAGGACCGCTCGGTCATACACCTCAAGCAAGGCGTAGACGGACTGGTACAGCTCGCTAGCCCCGAAATACTCGACAACGTTCTGTGGCCACTGTTCATGAAATACAAGCAGATGATACTAGACAAGCTCAACGACATGGTATCTTCCGGCCCGTTCGAGCAAAAGGTTCCGGGTTCTTTCCCGTGGGGTCCTACGAACAGGTTCGCAATAGAATTCCAGGACTGTTGCAGCAGCTGGATCCTCGAGCACTTCGGCGACATAGGCCTTAACTACAAGGCCATACCTCCCGAGAACGACGAGGACTGCTGGAGGATTACCGAATTCACAGACGTATATACGTTACACAGCAAGGACGTATTCGTGCGCACATTCAACGTCAACTTACCGTTACTCTGCGGCAGATATGCCAAGAGACTCAGCGAACACCCGAAGCCTTATTCGTATAAGGCGGAAGAATACGCGTTCGTGAAGCTCGAACTGGACAAGATTATAGCGAAGGGTGAATGTCCGACATGGGACCTCGCACTTTCTGAAAGACTTGAGAACGATGAAGAATGCGCGGTATTCAGGGCGGCCATCTGGCAGGTCTACGAGACCGAGAATACGAGCAGGCAGTTAGTCTACATGTACGACCCTCACGGCAGAAGCGGTAAGTCCGCTATGCTCAGAGCAGCTTTCAGCCATTTACTTCAAGCTACACAGGCGCTTCAGAAACAGTCTCTTAATAACCAGTTCGGTTTCGCCAAGATTTGGAACAAGCAGTTGGTAACCGTTGGCGATAACAAGAATACGATGATGCTGAAGTCGCAGATTATACATACGGCCACTGGTGGAGACCTGGCAGACGTTGAATACAAGGGTAGGGATTCATTCACGGCTTCGTTCAGGGGCCATATATGGGCCAACGGCAACGTGAAGCTGGATATCGATACGGATGCGGAACACGAAGTATCTCGTTTAGTCTTGTTCAATATCAAGAAGCCTAAATCCGCGCAGGCTATCCTGTACAAATGTGACGCCGAAGGCAACATCTTGCTTTCCGCTGACGGTACTCCGTTATTGTCGTCCGGCGACCCGAGCTGGGAAGTCAAGCTCAAGGAAGAACTACCATATTTCTTGTACAAATGCCGTAAAGACTACAAGACATATTGTCCCAGGAATAGCGACCTTATCCTCCCGGACTTCATGCAAGAAAGAATCCAGGTAGAATGTGTCGAGACGAACAAGATAGTATTCGACGATTTCTTTGCGTCCTGCCTTATTCTCGGTAGCGGCGAAATTACCGATACACAGCTGCGCGACACGTGGAAGGAATGGAAGGACAATAATATGGAACGCTACGAAATAAACGTAGCCTATTCCGACCTTGTCGAGCACCTTTCCAAGCTCAAGTACAAGTGCGTGCACAAGAAGCTAGGCGATGGAAAGAGGCTGCGCGTATGGCCGGGCATATCAATAAAAATGTTCCAAAAAGAGGAGAAATCCGGAATTTGTAACGATTTCGAGCTCTAGGGTACGCAGGGTACGCATTGGGTACACACTTAAATGCGTACCCAAAATCGCTTAAATTTGCTCAAAAAGGCCAATTTTGACCTAGGGTACGCAGGGTACGCACTTTTTTTCAAGTTACGCGCGAGAAGAAGTAAAAAATATAATATTTAATTTAATATGATAACAATATAAACAGGATTTTACATGCGTGCCTTACGTGCCATAATTAAATTTTACTATATTTGAGGACGAATATGAAACGAATAGCAATAGACTTCGAATTCAACGCCTCGCAGGATTACAAACTGTACTGCGTGGCCATAAACGACGGAAAGGACACAAGAGGCTGGTGGCTACAGGACGAAATCCAGAGGCAGGACTTTAAAGACTGGTTTAATCGCAATCTGGACGCTCTCTGGCTTGCCCATTTCTACGAGATAGCGGAAGCAAAGTGTCTGGAGAAATTGGGCCTGGACACTACCAGAATCAACGTATTCGATACCGGCTATTTCGGCTATATAATGAACGACGATTACACTCCGACGGCTATAAGACAGAAACAGCTGGCTTTGGCTAACGCATGCAAGGAATTCCTCGGTATCGAAATCGACAGCGAGGAGAAGGAAAGGTGCAGGCAATACTGTATAGACGACGAGACAGAGGGTCACGAGAAAGAAATCCTCACGTACTGTTGCCACGACGTGCAGTATCTCCACATGCTGGAAGGCTACTGGAAATCCAGGTATGAGGAATACGAGCACGGTGCTTTCCTGTTCCCGTTCTGCTCTATGAACGTCGGCGAGATATATACTTCTAGGCTTCTGCCGTGGGACGAGTATATCCTGAAGCTGTCCGAGGACATGCAGCTGTCTAGGTGGATATGCAACAACGGGATACCGGTATCTACGGAGGCTATGCAGTGGATGCAAGACGGAGCCCAGATAGAAATGAAGGCGTTCCAGATGGCCATGAACGCGAAGTTCCCGGGCATATTCGAGGTAGACAAGAAAGGGAACATGCACAAGTCCCTGAAGGCGATACAGAAATATACCGACGAATTCATCAGGGAACAGGGCATAAAGGACTGGCCCAAGACGGCTAACGGCGGCTGGGAACTGTCAGCGGACATATTGAAGAACTACGATTTTAGGGACGACCCAAGAGAGAACGACGCCAATTTCATGGAATGGTGGTTCTACTGGAAGGAACACGTCGAGAAGGGCCTTAACGGTATCACTACGAATAAGTACAAGGACCACAAGTGGCAGAACTGGACAAGGAATATACGTGACGGCCGTGTCTACGTGCCGACGTTGAATCCTAACAAGGCAAAGACGCAAAGATGGCAGGGTCAACCCGCTGAAGGATACGTACCTCAATGGACAAGGTATATGAGAGGCGTGATGACTCCTCCCGAAGGCAAGTTCCTTATAGAGGTCGACTACCACAGCCAGGAAACAGCCTTGATGGGCCTGTTGTACGGCGACGAGACTTACCAGGAACTGTATAAGGCAGAAGACCCGTATATCTTTAACGCCATCAAGATGGGGCTGTTGCCGGAAGGTATCAAGAAGAAGGACCTTACCAAGGAGCAGGCAGGTATCAGAAAGAAGGCAAAGACGTTTACGTTGGCTTGGCAATACGGCGCGGGATCTAAGAGGCTAGCTGACAGGTGTAAGATTACGCAGACTGAAGCCGTCAAGATGCGGCACAGTCTGGACCTAGCATATAACAGGGCAAAGTCCAACCAGAAGATTTATATTAATGCGATGGACAAGGGCGACGGTGGTATTACGGACAGGTGCGTATGGATTCTTCCAGATGGGTATCCCATATTCACGAAGTATCATTGTGCTTCCGCTACCACATTGGGTAACCAGCCTATCCAGAGCTTCGGCGCCTATATCCTCAGGCAAGTGCTCAGGCGTTGTAAGGCAGAAGGATTGAAGGTAATAGCCCCAGTGCACGACGCCGTATGGATAGAAGCTGGCAGTATCGATGACGGTTACAGGCTGAAGGCGATAATGGACGAGATAGCACACAAGTGTACTGGTTCTGACTTGCTTTATGCCGGCGAACCGTTCGTACTCGAACATAACGTACTGCGATGTGAGGAATCCGAAGATACGGATAAGTTCGTGCGGCTGATAAACAGTGGTAAGAAAGCCAAAACGCACTGGGAGAAGAAAGAGGAAGAGAAATTCAGATTAAAAATTAAAGTCAAACAGGAGGATAAATAATTTCTATATTTAATAACGTAATCAATGACGGTTACAAATACTTTAAAATAAGGAATAAATTATGATTAAATTTGAAGAACGTGGTACTAACGAAGCATTCGCACAGATTACTAAGGCTGGTGCATATAACGGACGACTCATCATGCTCCGCAAGTCTATGCAAGACGAGAAATACGCCAAGGACGTAGACGGAAATCCGACAAAGCCTAAGGAATTGATTTCTTTCGTATTCGACGTAGTTAACAATGAAGGTCAGCATGTTCACGTGTCTACACGCCCTTGCACTTTCAGCTTTACCGATAAGAGCAAGCTCCCGGAAATGTGGGCTAACATCCGCCCGCTTACTAGCCCGAAAGACTTTGCCGAAATGATGTACGACAAGGACGGAAAGCTCATGGACTTCTTTGGCCTTCTCCAGATCCGCGTAGATGTCAAGGACGACGGGAAGGTATTCAACTCCGTGACTTCCATTATCCAGGAAAGCGACAAGCAGGACATCGAAGTTTCTGAATTGTCTGACTACGATCTCCGTGTCTACGGCAAGCCGTGTATCGAATACGAGCTCACTAAGGGTTATGCCGACCAGGCACCTAAGACGACAGACAACTAATTATTAAATACAGCGACCGGAGAACTCTATTCACTTCATATCTGGTTGCGGTACCTATCCTGGTTCTTCTTTTTGTTATTTTCCTCCTGGCCAGGGTAGGTACTTTATCGGGCACACCAAACCTTTTATTACTTTTCCAATTTCATAATGGGTGTGTCCAATAAAGTATCTACAGGTATTCACATGGATAAATACATCATTACGCATGATATTGACAAAGTAAACGAGATATGGCCTTCTACGGAAGGCTTTACTGTATTCGACAATACGAAGTCGGAACGCGACCATAGACTTTACAGTGAAGTCGCCGCTTTCCCGGAAATCCTCAAGTTCTATACGTCTGACGATGATAACGGCAAATGGATACAGCTCAACCACTACAGGCGCCGTTTCGCTCGGGACCTTTACGACAGGACTGCTATTCCTCAACCGATGACATTCACCGAGACTTTAGCTGCACAGTATGACTATTACCATAATCTGAACGATTTGTCAGTAATGGGAAAGGCCATTAAGGAACTGTATCCTCACCTCGTACAGCACGTAGAACAAGTCCTTAACGGTCACGTCCTTATCCCGTACAATATCTGCACATGTACAGTAGCTCAGCTCAAGGACTATTCTAATTTCCTTATTGCCGTGCTTGATAAGACGCTTGAAATGATGGGCGTCAAGACATACGAGGACATGGTAGAACGCGTCAAGAACGGCAACTACAATAAAGACAATCAGGGCCGTAATAACGACGTGGAATATCAGGCAAGGGTATTGTCGTTCCTCAGCGAGAGACTGTCAACAGCTTACTGGTTGTACATATCGAAGAATATGCCAGTATTCCCGTGGACAATCGAACTACTCGAGAAAGGACAGACCATCTGATGTTCTATAATTCTACAATGCTCGCCACTGCGAGGAACAGGCTGATAACCATCGCCGACATACTCGACAGACATCGCCACTACTACGTCAACGAGATAGGCAGCAACACCTATACGGAAATATCCGTAGACGACTACGAGGCCATAATGACCGGCAATCGGAACATGGACGAGTATTACGAGAAGCTGCAGATAATGACTAGGCAGGAACAGATACGTAATGTGGATGTCTGAAACGATTGCTATAACTAATATGTCCCCGAAATTATAAACGCTCTCGAGGACAAATTCACGACACATGTCGGTAGTCGACGCTCCCGGAGAAATCGATGGGGGTATTCTTATAGGCAGGGGTATCTGAAACTGAATAACTAGTAGCCATGGGCTTACAAACGGACCGTATTTAACTATATTATAGGTAAAGAGGGACAAACCATGATTAAGGTCGGTACATATAGGAACTACTGGTACGAGGCTACCAACTGCACGATATTCAGGAACGGCCGCAACTGCGAGGGCACGAGCGTGAAGATACGCAACCTGGAGGACAGGAGAGACTGGCACGTCTACGGAGGCCAGAGGATAGGCCTGAAGCGCATACAGAACCGTATCGACAAGATCATAGCCTCAAAGGAAGAATAAATTTCATTTGCACGTTATAACAATGCCGTAGGGATTACTCTCTACGGCATTTCCTTTATCCATGATTTACGCGGTCCTTCAATTCCGCAAATTTACCGTCGTTCCACCTAGATACGTCGCCTACCAGGTAGCCGGTTATACGTCTGAGTCGTTGGAACCCTATTCCTTCCCCTATACCTTGTTCTTTCGCGTTTAGAGGCGCCTCTGGGCTCGTTTCTTGCTTAGGGGGTATATCTATATTGCACCGCCTCAACATCGCCTCATAACGCGATTCTAGGCATTCTTCGAGATGGCCGCATTCCGGGCCGCAGTTGTCGCACGTTTCCATATTACTCCTCGTCGTGAAGTAATAAATAGTTACAGCGTGGAGAGGGAGACATATTCGGAAATACCGAAATCGTCGTGTTTGGAGCCGTAATGGAGACCGGCCAGGTTCTCTACAGCCCAGCGTGCCACCCTGGCCTTGGAGGGCTTTATATTCGCGAGCACGAGCCCACTGTAGAATAGCTCGTCGGCCATGTCCTTGCATACTACCTCGGAACCGTAACATCCGTCGTGGCATATACCGGAAATGTTGTAGAGCGGATTGGAATCGTCCCAGTCGGGAAGGTACCACCTGAATATCCTTGGCACGGAGAGACCGTCAGTCATACCTCCCCTGTCCACCCTTATCCTGAACTTTACGCCGTTCAGAACAAAGTCTATCCAGACGTCCTCGTCCAGTACGTAAAGGCCGTTGACCTTGTGGTAACGGCACGTAGGAGAATAACCGATTATGTTCATCTCCTCCCCTCCCAGTCGTCCTCGTCGAACAATAGGTAACCTAAGAGAAGTATTCCGACGACGAAGAGGACGCAGACGAGTCCGTGAATGAACGCCTCCGTCATTTCTTCATCTCCCTTATCACGTTGTTGAGGTTGTCCACTGTGACGGACAGCTTGGCCGTGGATACGTTGAGGGCGTCCACCGTCGTCCTTATGTCCTCCATCAACGTGTTGTGGAGGGCCATGTCGTCCTTCAGCCTGGATATTTCCCACGTGTGCTTCTGTAGACTGTCGTGGATCTCGAGGCTGTCGGTGTCTCGCCTGGACGCTGTGTCCTTCCTCTCGGACTTTATCTTGAAATAGAATACGAAGCAGAGTACGATAGGTACTCCCCACGCCGGCATGTTGCCTACCAAGGCATTTATTACTTCTTCCATATTACACGTCCTTTACGAGCCTTACGGTGAAACTGTCGGTGCTCATGTACTGGTAATTCATTAACCTTGTATTATTGTCGTAGATTGTATCGCCTATCCAGAATACGCCGTACGTACTGTCGTTCATCAGGTACCACGCCGTACCTACGTTATCGGTGCCGCCCGACCAGCATTCGCCGGTAGGTAACGCGCTGAAACCAGAATCGTTCGTATTGCCGGAGCTCGAGGTCGGCCATACGATACCAGTGGTCTTTAACATGCTGCCGTAGTTGTAACCCTTGGTCGAAGAGTCGATTGTCACAGGAGGGTAGAACTTGCCGTAAGGCGTATCTATGTAACTGCCTCCCTCATAATGGTAACCCGCATAGGTATAGGCGCAGTATGCCATGAGGTTAATCCAGTCGTCGTAAGTAGGGACCCTCCACCCTGTATAGAGCGAGTTGAGGGTGGAAATGCTGTTGACGTTGTAGTAATACTGCTTGCCCATGTTGACGCCGTTGTTCGTAACGTTGTCGTAAGCGGAGCACATCGAGGAATCCAGCTGTACAGCAAGGTTGCTCGATGCCCATTTCAGCGTTCCGAGGGTAACGCAGTCTATCGGTTCCGGTTCTGGAGGAACGGGCGCCGGTTCGCCTATACCCAGGAACGTGTTGTTCCCGAAGCTCATTAGCTTGTTTCCGTATGTGAATAGTGTAGCCATGCTTCCTCCTTATGCGTAGTAGTAGCTGCTCACCATGACGTAGTGTTTCCTGGTACAGTTGAAGTGGCAGTATTTGAATATATTGTTCTTAGAATACCAGACGTTGATCTCCATGGAACTGTAGGCCGGGTTCTCCGCCTCTGGGAACCATACGCCGGCGCCGCCAGTGACGTCCGACTGGAACGACACGTAGTTGGTGGTATTGCCTGTGTAGGTGAAGTAGCCGGAGAACGTGGCGTCATCGGCGGTCATGTACGTGATGTCGAACCACATGTCGCCTGGGTTGTTGTTCTTCAGATAGAAGTCGATGAGGTTGGAATGGGTCGTGGAACTTCTCTTGTAGAACTCTAGCTTGAACGTGAGGTCGCCCCCGGCGAGATTTACTTCGCCCGTATAGGGGTTATCCTGTCCTGCCTGTCCGGCGGCGTCGAGATGGAACCATAACGGGTCGTGCTTGACGACGTTAGGAGCCGATATGGTAGTGCCAGAGATGGAGATGTTGTTCCCGGCGGTATAGCTCTTCTGGTTAGCCCAGGTGTAATTGCCGAGGTTATCGGACACGATTAGGGCCTTGCCGGCGTCGCCGCTGCCCGGAATAGGCACCGTACCGGTATAGATATTGCTACCGCTCCCCGTATCGGCGGAAATAGTGTTCGACGAGTTGGAGAGTGTGAGGGTATCGGCAGTGGCGTAAGTAGGGCCCTGGCTGCTTCCGCCCGTGAGAATCCTGACCTTGGAAGCCTCGGCGTTGGAACGCGCCTGCTTCTTCTCGGCGTCGGTGAAGTTCTGTGTCATGTTGGTGACGATTGTATTGTTCTTCATATAAACTCCTTGTTATTTCCAGTCCGAAGGTATCTGGGCGAGTTCTATCGAACCCGTAGGACTGTTCTCACCGCAGTGAAGGAACGTACCGCTATGGTATATTACCGGTATTTCCTTTGTCGAAGCCCTGTTGTACAGGTCTGTTATGCCGCTGTTTACGTTAATGCAGTTCTGGAACGTCTCCGACATGGAGGTAACGTTCGTAACGTCTATCGTAGGTATCACGGTCAGGTACCCGCAACCGGCCCATGCGGCGTCGATATTGACGAGATTGGAAGTATCGCTGATATAGAAACTGCCGAAATTGCTGTACTGGAACGCGTTCTCGATGGACGTCAGAGAGGAAGTGCCTTCTAACACGAGAGTGCCTCCCGGTACCGTACTGTTGTTTATCAGGCTGGTCATCGATGTTAAGCTCTCGAGACCTCCCATGTAAAGGTAGCTTACGCCGGTATCCATGAACGCGTTCGTCATCGACGTAACGTCAGGTATGTTGGGTATGCATGCGTAAGTCATCTTGTCCCTTACGTCCATGAATATCCTGTCCATGCTGGTGACGCCGTCCAGGTTGCCGTCGATTACCATGAACTTCACGTAAGAATTTCCGAGTGACTGGAAATACCCGTCGACATTGCCGGATATACCGACACAGTCCCATACGCCGTTATACATGTCCACGCATACCCACGTGTAGTTAGGGAACTGATCGGCTGGATTCCACGGCTCGTCGAACTTGAACCTGAGAACGCCAGCGGGTAAAGAGGTACCGATGGAGTTCTGGAGCCAGAACCCGCTGTTGTCGGTAACAATGTCGCTTCCGTATGTTATCATATTTCTACCTAATAATTAGCCCTGTTAGAATAAATACCAGAAGTCCGTATCCCTGAAGTTACCGTTGTACAGTACGCCGTAAGCGTCGCTGAGACCACTCCATTGGTCTATCGGAACGTTCGTGACCAGGAATATGAAGTATACGTTATCACTCGAGTTGTATGAACCAAATTCATTCGCGAACGTGCCGTACGTGCTGTAGTCGAGCGTACCAGGCATGTCCGTATTGCCCTGATTGATAGTAAGCATGCCGTTGTAGCCCGTAGTCGTATAGCACCACTTTATCGTAGATGACGAACCTGTGCCGTTAAACTGGGCGAAACACGGGTAGAAATACAGCGAATAAGTCCCCTTGGTAGTACCGAGTCCGTTTATCGCCTTTATACGGGACCTGTTCATAGACACGCCTGCGTATGTAGATACGGAGACCTGCGTGAAGAGGGACATACCGTACGGGTTCTCAAAGATATCCGAATGTGTATTGCCTAAATTCCACGCGTCGTAATTCGAATAAATTCTCGTCCTGGTACCAGTTATATAGGAAGCAGGAGGAGCCATATTGCCGCCCCATCCGGTAGGAATCTGGTCCAGTTCGTCCAGACCCGTCTGGGTATCGGAACCGCAATCGGTAAACGTGCCCGAATGGTTTGTTATCCCCAGATTATACGTGCTTAAATAGTCGTACATGTCATACTGGCCGGAAGCACAGTTCGTGCAGCCGCTGAAAGTACCGTTGACATTAATCAGGGTAGTACACTGTATAATGTCGCTGATTTCTGTAAGTCCCGTAGCATTAGAGAACGTACGGTCCATAGACTGGCAGTAATAACCGCCGATAGGTATGGATAAATCGCCTCCGGCAAGCTTACACGGCACGTTTGACAGATAACTGGTGGAACCGTCGGTATTACTGCAGAAGAGCACCGGTATCCCCCAGCCCATCTGTTCCTGAGGCTGTCCCCAGTTGTGAATCTCCAGCTTCCATACGTTGGGGCTCGACGTCACCTGTACCCATTCGCAGATGGATCTATACACACTATGCAGAATGCTGGTAGTCGGCGTATACCCGGAATTGAATTCCATAAGCAGGTAAGGATACTGAACCGGTGCCGCTGAGAATATCTTCGTCGAACCGAGATACATCTCCGATATCCTTGTGGAACCGAGATAAATTTGTCCGAGCTTTGTATTTCCCAAATATAAGGACATTATGCCTCCGGAATAAGGTAGATAACAGAGGATACCGGGCTTGCAGGCAAAGCGGCAACGGAAACGATATCCGTGATACCGGCAGTGGTCGTCCATGCAACGATATCGCTAGCCAGACTGATACAGTTGCCGGCGGAATACGTCGGGATACCGGAAACCTGAGATTCCACATAACCGGTAACGAAGTCTTCCGTAACCGTATTGGAGATGTAAATCGTACCGGAAACGTTGTCGATTGCGATACCCTGGCCGGCAGATACAGGGAGGATATCCATCTCTACGATTTCAGGCTTGTTCTTGATGTAGTCAACGGCGTCAGTCGCCGTAACAGACCAGTCGGACTGTACCTGAGGAGCGAGACCAGAAACTTGGGATTCCACATAGGCAGTAACGGACTCATCTGTAGCATAACCCTCTAAATCACCAGATACGAGATAGTCGCCGGCAGGTTGAAGACCAGTAACGGAGATTACGTCGTTTGTGATATCGATGTAGTTACCGGCAGTGTATTCGGTACCGCCACCGGCTTCTACCCATCCAATACTACCTGACGTATCTGTAACGCCGAGAACCTTACCATTATCGCCAGAAACAGCAGTTGGTAGAGGGTTCTTAACGGAGAGGAAATCAGTAGTATCAACAGGGGCGTTATGTGTACATTCTGTGCAGTAAATCGAATCCCAGGTTTCATTGTCCACGTTAAGAGTAGCAATCCAGCTGTGTGCAGGATCGAACTCATTATAGAGATCGGGCGCACTGCTCATGTTGATTTGTACCGACATGGAAGTAGCGTTTGCAGCGAGCGTAACTCTGTATCCGCCGAGCCAAGTATATTCTTCGCTGTTAAGCATTTCGAAGTTAACTACGATAGTCCTGCTGGAAGCAGACGGTGTGAAACCGCTGAACGTGAACGTCACTGTATGATATGTATTACCAGTTCTCAAATAGTAGGCGAGTTCAGAATCAGCCTCAATGAGAGGATAGTTGTTATACATCGGTAATACATTATCCGAAATAGAATTGATACGAAGAGTATCGTCATAATTGATGGCGAGCGGGGAACTCTCTGTACCGTTGCCGGTAACGCATCCGGTTACATAGACCTGGGAAATACCTCCCGTAACGTGGCTGTCGACATAGGCGGTTACATAGGATTCGGTTGCGAGAGAGGAAACTTGAGATTCTACGTATCCTGTGACATAGGATTCATCAACGAAGCCGCTGAGATCCGGTTTGTTCTGGATATAGCTCACCGAGTCCGTAGCGGTTACGGACCAGTCAGCCTGTACCTGACCGAATTCATACTTGGACCACGTATTGGTAGCGTCGACCTTGAACACGACCCCCTTCGGAGAATTGTCGGCGGCCGTATACGGCACGACGAACTCGGCATACCATTCGGAAACCGTCTGGCCCGGGGTTACGAGTCTCGTCAGAGGAACTTCATAATGGATATCGGTCCAACCGTCCGTTACGTGGGATACTCCGAGATATACCTTCTTGGCGTCGAGAACGGAAGCCTGGATAATCTCCGCGAGAGTGGACACGTTCCAGTAGACAGTGTAGATTTCCTTCGCGTTGTCAATCTGCGTGCTGACGTAACTCGTCACGTAGGGTTCGGTAACGAAGTTGTAAGTGGCCTGCTGAACGATAGAAGAAACCTGGGAGAGACTCGCGAGTCCTTCAGTCGCCTCTGCCGCTGCGGCTTCCGCGATACCGGAAACGTCAGGGATGATATTGGCGTCCACAGAAATGACGTCGTCTACGATATTGATTCCCCAACCGGCTTCGTAAGTCGCGCCCGTAACAGGAACGACATGGCTGTCACCGCCTACGGAACCGATACGGAACACGTTAATCTGCTTGTCGAACACGGCGACGGAAGGATCGTACGTGGAATAGTCGTATGTGAGCCTGCAGGGTATAGTATACGGCGCGGAAACGACGTTGACTATCGTGCAGTTGTCGAAATACGTGGCGCCTTCGCCGGTATCGTAGTTACCGGTTACAGTTAGGTCGAGTTGGAATCTCTTGGTCGTATCGGCGAGTGTACTGGTGACCGTGAGGTCCACGTTGCGCTGCGCCCTGTTGGCGAATCCGCCCTTGACGGAGACGAAGTAACGGCCTTCCTTGTTGATAACCACCTGGCCACTGGAATTAAGGGAAATATCGTCGCCCTTCTTGAACTGGAGGTCCTGGAAGTGCAGGTCGTTGAAGGAACTGAGGAACTGGTCACGACCGTTAGCCTTGAGGCAGCTGTCGAACACGTCGCCCGAAACGCTGAGGTCGAACGAGGTTACCTGTCCGTCGACGGTCGGGTTGACTATAATCGTTCCGTCGTTGGAAGTGATGTAGGTCTCCGCGCCGGTAAGTCCGGAAATAGCGGATTCTACGTAACCGGTAACGAATTCCGTAGTCGGGAGACCGGTAACGGAAATGGCATGGGAGTCAGGGTCGATACTGATGTTCTGACCGGCCTGGTATTCGCCGTAGGCGTTGATAATTACAGAACTTGCCGTCGGGGTAAGGTATACGTTGGCACCGGCCACGAGCTGTTTCTCGGGCGGTTTATGGAGGATATACGCCTTGCTGGAAGTGTCGGTCTCGGTCCAGTCGGATTGAACCTGGTCGCTTCCGCCGTGTTCCTCTACGTACGCCGTAACGAACTGTTCGGTAGCGTAACCTTCCAAATCGCCGGATACGAGATAGTCGCCTTCCGGCTGGAGACCGGTGACCGTGATGACGTCGTTCTCGATGGAAACATACTGGCCAGGAGTAAGAGGGTTCTGGGCCTCGATATCGCCATACTGGACGCGAATTACACCCTGTTCGTCCTGGGTAATGGAGGTAATGGTCTGGATGGCGCTTCCTGTCGCGCCGTAGGGCACCTGTATGTCCTTCTTGCCGCTCAGCATACCAGAAACATCGTCGAGGGCAGAAGAGACGTTCTGGATATCGTTTGCGAGCGAACCTGATACGGTCTCGAGTGTAGAGGAGACGAACTGGATGTCGTTGACGATTCCGGAAACCGCGTCCCAGAGTTCCTGTGCGGAAATGATGAAGGAATTGCCCGTAACGTAGACGTCGAGGGTGCCATCGGAAATGACGGAAGTGAAACCGGTAACCGAGATGTCGGCGGAACCGTTCGTACACATCACGTTGTATCGGCTCATCACGAGGGAACCGAACTTGTTATACACGTATACGTCGTAAGTGTTGGTGGGGGAAGCGAGAACGATATTGGAACCGAGCGAATCCAGGGGAATCTGGAACGGGTGGAGGGTTCCGTTGAAGTCGGACGCGCAGTAATACTTGTCGCGAGTACCGGCTATGTAAACTTCGATGTAGCCTCCGGTGAGGGGCTTTCCTGCGGTGTTCTCTAATTGGAAACAAGGACCTATGAGGTAGGCCCACTTGATTTCTTCGTCGCCTGTAACCATATAATTCTTAACTCCTAAGCATAGCGGTATGGTCTATGTCTTACGTAATAATTAGAACGTATGAAGAAATCCGGAATATTTCTATAGCTGCGTTATGTAAATAAACATTTACTATATTTAACTTATGCTTCAAATTGAAACAGCGAGTTTCAAATCGAAACGTTTATAAATATAACACGGAGGACTTAATATGCCATTATTCAGATGGAACGACCCCGGGAGGAAGAGAAAGACAGAAATCTCATACGGGGACAAGGATTACTGCAAGTATTATGACCTTGACCTGGAAGACTTCACGAACATAGTCTCGAAGCTGCACGACAAGAAGGTCCTCTCCCACGAGGAGAACGGAAGGTACGCGGTCTACATCTACACGGTAATCAACATAGTGTTCGAGAACGACAAGTTCAAGGGCAAACCGAAGGACGAGAGAGAGGAACTGAGCGACCAGGCCGTATACGAGCTCTGTACGGGCCTTCCGTCGTTCGACGTATCGAAGGGCTCGTCGATATACAGTTACGCCTACAGGATATGCTACACGGCTTTCTGCCACGTATATACGAACAGGGAGAGGGACAGGAAGAAGCAGGACGCCATCATGAAACACTGCATGGAAGAACTGCACGAATATTTCGACTCAATTAACGATCACAAGATAAGGAATGTAAATCATGAATGAGAACAAAGAAGAAGAACGTAAACCAGTAATCATGGCCGTACCGGGAGATACTTCCGCCTGCGGTTACTACAGGGTGATGAGGCCAGCGCATTTCATGCAGATGGCCGGTATGGACGTCACGCTGTCTTCGCCTGTCCATTTCAGGCACCTCGGACAGGAATATATCTTCACGCAACGCCTGTGTTCTGAACGTTCGCTCGGACCAATGCATGAAATCAAGAAACAGCTCGGAACCAAGATCGTGGTAGACTACGACGACCTAATCTGGAACTACAAGGGAGAAGGACTTCCCGACTATAACTGGTGCAAGTCCAGGGTAAACTGCGACGAGAATACCAAGGCCCTCGAGAAATACGCGAACGATACAATCGATACCGCCCTGGTTTCTACTGAGTTCCTCAAGGAATCATTGGCGCAGTTCATGGACAAGGACCGTATCGTGGTGATGCCGAACAGGCTCGCTACTACAGACTGGCTCTTCGACAGGGCTACGACTATCCCCCAGGATGACATCTTCCTCTTCGCCGGTTCTAACACCCATTTCAACCAGTCTACTAAATCCTATGGCGATTTCACTCCTGGATTAGTTCGCTATTTACAGAATAAGAAGGTAGCGACTATGGGCTGTTCGCCATTCTTCTTGAATCCAATCCATGTGTTCCCTGGCGTGCCGATGACCATGTATCCTAGACAGTTCTATTCAGCTGCAAGACAATGTAAGTTCGTAATCGCTCCGTTAACGGATAACATCTTTAACAAATGTAAATCTCCGTTAAAGCTTCTTGAATGTGCAGCCGTTGGAAGAGTATGCCTTGTGTCTGATTTCCCTGGTTCTCCGTATAGCGAACTGGCTCACGAATACCAGAAGATTCCGGTAAACTCTACTTACCAAGGTATCGAATATATCGTGGACCGTGCCAAGAAGCACTACGGCGAGATACTTCAGCATCAATATGATATGTTACAGAATTACTGGTTAGACAATCATATAGATGAATATAAGAACCTGTTCAGATAGGATACACGGACAATAACAAGAAAGACCCTAGGAACTTCCTAGGGCCTTCTTAGTTAGATGGTAATGTTATAGACTACATCGATACCAAATTGGGATTTGCGTCCTTTACGAGTACCAGAGCGGCACAACGCGGTTCGATGCACTGGCCGATGCTTGCAACACTCCAACGGGTCTTGTTGCTACCGGCGAGGATATCCACTGCGCGGCCTTCGTGAACGAAGATACCTTCGATGGATTCAGAAGTCTTCTCGGCGTTGCTCCAGTCGAGCTTGTCGAGAGTATCGAATTCCTGTGCGCCTTCGACACGGAGGATACCCATGTAGTAGGTACCTGCGGCGATCGGGTTGACGAGCTTGTCAGAAGCAGCCGGAAGCTTGGTAGCTTCCTTGGTGCCCTGGCCGGCGAAATCAACCTTACGGACCTTGACGGCACCGCTGGTCGCGTCATCGATAGCGATGAAGGCCTTCGGGAAGGACATCTTGTTGCCCTGGAGGTTGGTTGCGAACACACCCTTGACGAAGAGCGGAGTACCGGCCGGGATGGTTTCGGTAACGCCGCTGAGGTTCAGCGTGTCATAGTCCGTACCAGTTACATAGCTGGAAACGGTTGCGGTTGCGAGCTGAGCAGCGAGAGCTTCGCTGATTTCGATGCTCGGGAGGAACTGTTGTTCACGGAATTCCGTACCTGCGAACTTGCCGTAGACACCCTTGGAGGCAATCGGATCGGCGTTGATCGGATCGAAACCCTTACCGACAGTGGCGAGAACGGAGTCAATCATCGGGTCGATGAAGCCGTAGCGAGCGTCGGAAGTGATGGAGCCGAGAGCGCGGGAAGCCTTGGAGAGCGGGAGGAAGCCGGTACCGACGAACGCGATGTTCTGACGGCCGAGGTCGTTCTTGATAGCTTCGTTAACGACACCTTCGATAAGTGCCTTGCCGTTCGGGATAGCGATTTCCTTGTCCCAGTTGACGTCAGTGATAGCTTCCACCATGTTGGTGTCAACCACGACGTTACCGACCTGGAGAGCACACTTTACCTTACGTTCCTTGAGTTCGGAAACGTCGGAGTCGCTCAGGGCGATACCGGTAACGAACTTGCCTGCGTCGCGAACGACGAAGTCATATTCCTGACCGTTACGCATGTTGGGACGGAGCTGGTTCTTGAGGTAGGACTTGGCACCTACGGTGAGGTAGGCACCGCTTTCTGCGGCACGGACTGCGATGAGGTCAGTGAGCTTGTTGGGGGCGAATGTATTTGCCATAATTTGATTTCCTTATAATAAATGGTTTGTGTTAGCCTCTCGGGTGTTCCTTCAGGTACTTGTTCCAGTAATTCCTGTCGTGAACCACGTTTCCCGAAGAGGGAGTAGAATTGATTTGTTTACCTACGATCGGGAGTTCCTTCTTGGCTTCTGCCTTAGGAGGCTCGGCCTTGGGTCCTTCCGTGACCTTCGGTGTTGAATTGTGACGTCTGTCTAGGATATCGTCTGCGACTTTCGCGATATTTCGTTTGAGAGCGTCCGGATCGGTGCTCCTGAACGTGTATCCGAGCAACTTGCTGTCGGTCATGAGTTCCCTCAATACGACCGGATATTCAGGCATCGTGCTAAGATAACCGAATACTACGCCCTTCGGATCCACTTCGGAGACAGCCTCGTAGAATGCCTTGCCGTTCCTGGAGATAAGGTCGTCGTAATCCTTACGTTCCTTCTCGTCCTGGAAGCAGTTCTCTACCCTGCGTCTGTCTTCCTCTATGTCCTCCTGCATCTGTCGTTCGTGTTCCTGCTGCTGCAGCTGACGGATTTCGTCCTGCATGCTGCGTTCTTTGAACTTCCAGTCGACATAGCTGTTCGGGTCAGGCGTTCCGTCCTGCTTGACGAAATGCTCGGCCTTCAGACCTTTACCCTTTGCGAGCTCTTCTTCGAGCTCCTTGATACGTGCCTCGTACTTCTCCTTCTGTTCCCTGGACTTCTTCTTGAGGCGTTCGAACGCGTAATCGCGCTTGGATTGCGGTTCTTCCTTCTTAGGAGAATCCTTTACTTCTTCTTGTTTAGGAGCTTCCTTGTCCGTATCTTCTTTCACTTCGGCTTTCGGTTCGACTGCCTTGTCATCGGCCTTCTCTTCTACTTGCTTCTGTTCAACACCCTTGTTGTCTTCTTCGGCAACTTTGTCATCAACTTTCTCGGCAGGTGCTTCCTGAGAAGTTTCTTTGGTTTCGGGAGTTGACGGTTCCTTTACTTCCTCGGATTGCCCTTTGTTCTTCAAATTGGCAAGATATTCATAACATTCAGTCGTATTCATACGGTCGACCAACCTCAATCGTGGTAGTTAAATACAAAGACTCAGCCCACGCTGCTTAATCTTTATTAGAATAATTAGTATAGTGTATTTACAAATTTGGTGTAAATTACTATATTTCAAATAATAATTAGGAAGTTATATGCAAGAAATTTGGATCGAAATAAAGCACTACAGTAACCATCCGAACGATATAGTAGCTGTTTCTAATACAGGACTATATAAGCTTCGTAAAGGTTCTATACAGGTGGCAAAGCTAAGGCACCATGTACTTATAAACGGTGAATACGTATATACATACAAGATTCTAGCCGATTATTTCATCCCCAAGACTTCTGAGGATATTGCGCTTGGTCGAAACTGTATTGACCATATTACGCATCACCCTGTTGGAATGAATATCAATGATATTAGAAACTTACGTTGGTGTACCAGAGAAGAGAATAATAACTTTAAAGAAGCTAAACTAAACCTGTCTAAAGCCAAGAAAGGTAAGAAGCTTTCAGAAGAACACAAACGTAAGATTTCTCAATCAATGAAACGAACCGGACAAACTACCTCTTTACGTAATTAAGGTAATATTCTTCCATGGACGGCGAATTTAGCCATTCCGCCATCTTTACTGGGTCGATACCGGCGTAAGGGTATACCTTGTTGCCCATCTGGACCATCGCCATGTTGGTATTCGGTTCGTAGTCTATGTTGCCTATGAAGCTCGAGGACTGGGTGATGTTCTTCCTGGGATTCGCGTCGTTCCAGTACCTCGGGTTCTCCCTCTCCCTCAGTTCGGCCTGGGCCACGAGGGCGTTGTACATGAGGGACTTCTGAGGTCCCGGGGGCATGGCGACGAACGCCGGGTAGTCCGGGAGGCTGGAAATGTCGAGGAGTTCCTCGTGTTGCAGGGGAGTCTGCCTTTCCGCCGCCGTCCTGTCGCCGGTCATGAGGGCGTTATGCCCCATTCCCCTTCCTGTCATAACGTCGAAATGTATCATTACATACCTCTCGTCATCGCATTGACCGCGTCCTCTACGCCGCTGATGTACGCGTTGGATTCCTTCTCCTGGGCGTTCATGTCGGCTTCGGCCGCCTTGATGTTGATTTCCTGCTGCTTCATAATCGCGTCGGTATCAATCTTGTCGGACTGTAGCTGGAGCTTGGCTGTTTCGAGCGCCATCTTGTCCTGTTCCGATACGACGAACTTGTTGAAGTCATGCTGTCTCTGTTCGCGGTTGTCGATCATGCTGAGCTGTGCCGCGTTGAGCTGGTGACGCAGGTCTTCGCATTCCTTCTGTCTGAGTTCGAGTTCGCTCATGGTCTCTTCGAGGGTAGCCTGCATCTGGTTGAGCTGGTGTACGGCAGCTGGATCCATGCTGTCAGCGATGAAGTTGACGTCAGGCGGCAGGTTGGCCACGATATTGCGGCTCAGTTCGTCTCCGAGATCGTTCTTCAGGGAGTCAGCGAAATACTTAGCGATAATCGGCTTCATGTTCTCAGGCATGATGGTGGCGAGTGCGGAGAGTTCCTGGCGCGTCTTCATCTGTCTGGTAATTACGGAAGGACCGTTCTCGAGAGTGAACTTGAGATCGTTACCGTATGTCAGCATCTGGATGATAATCTTGGAAACAGCCCTTACTGCCTTGAACGCGTTGTTGTAGTAGTTGGCAGTATTGGATTCCTTGGAAATCTGCTGTCTGAGGATTTCAGTAGCGGTACGTTCCCTTTCTCCACCCTGGATACCAGTAAGGGGAATACCGGTTACGTCTTCCAGGAGAGTCCTACAAGTAGACACAGTAGCCTGGAGGTCGCCGGTCTGGAAACCCTCGGTAAGCGGAACGGGCTGGTGTTCTCCCTTCCACAATACGGCCACGGAGTCGTCTTCGTTGCAACGTGCGTAATTCTCTTCGAGACCGTCCATCGCGTCCACATGGACCATGTAGTTAGCCTTGGCGGAACGACCGCAACGTTCGATGAGGGTAGAATAGGCGATATTGGCGCCGAGCTCGAGGCTCATCGTCTGCTGCACGATACCGTTATAGTCGATGTCACCGCCGTTGTAGATTTCGTTACCAGCGATACGTATGATCGGGATAATCTTGATAGGAAGTTCGTAGTGTTCAACCAGCTTGTCGCCACAAATCTTGTACATGTCTACGAAACCGTTGACGTTCTTTACGTAGTAAGAGATAACCGCGACGGAATCTTCCGGCATCCTCCACTGCTTGAAGTCGCCGATGTTGATGAAGCACGGCGTTTCAGGATAGGTATAAGGAACAACGTCGTCACCGTAAAGGCGTTTGGCCTTCTTGGTAGGGATGAAGTTAAGGATCGCTCCCTCTTCCGCGTCGGAACCTTCTACCGTGGCAACGGACGGGTCGAACGCGACCGCGTTGATACGGTTCGCAGATTCGATTGTAATCTTCGGCTCGCCTGTCATTTCGTCTGCGACGGTGGTGACTACGATATAGCCGTAACCGGTAAGGACGGCTTTCCTGAAGGCGTCAATCATCGCGCTCTTGGCGTCGTTGTCGGCTTCGATATCGTCAATCATCTCCTGGATATCTTCCAGGCCGTTCTTCTTGTCCACGAGCTCCGTATGCCACGGCGAATTGGAAATCGGGGAAGCTATGGCGTTACAGAGGACGTTCCAGTTATTCAGACTCAGGTTGAGACGATTCTTGTTACGTCTGTATTTCTTCTTGAACTTGTCGTTCCAGAAATCGCCTGAATAAATCTGTAGGTCTTCCAGAGCCCTGGTTATCGTACTGTTATAACGGGCGTCGCTCCTGCTGAGGAAGCGGTTGCACTGTTCTATAATTTCTCTTTCTTCCATGAAGAACCTCTTTATAGTCAATAATTAGACCTGGACAACTTTGACGTAGCTCGGCATATTGGCCGCATGTTCTATGAGCGCCGTACCGAACATGGCGTTGAATACCTGCCAGTGGAACTGAGAAGTAGTACCGGCATAGTTGATATTCCTCCTGTTTACCGCTCCTGAACTTACCCATATACAGTTGCTGCCAATGAAGTAGTCAGGTGCCGAACCAGTGAATTCTATGCGTACGTCCACGCTGACGTTCAGCGTACCGATAGAGAAGAGCTTGACGTCGAGCGTCGGGTCTCCGGCCTCGGTATAGCAGACAATGGCCTTCAGAACGCTGTCTGAAGAGTTCAGATAGAGCGTATTCATGGAACCGGGAGTATAACCTACTGCCGTGAGGATGACGTCCTTGAGACTGGACATTTCCATAGTACCCGTATTGTTCTTGTACGTATAGATGTTGTACTGGTCGTAGATACTCGTGGCGCTACGGTTTACCTTGATCGGAGTGACCGCGATGCCCTGGTTATTGGTGATGTTAAGCCCTCTAACGAGGTCTATCAATGCGATATGCGGGTCCTGGGAATCGACCGTGCCGATTTCGATCTGGCCGTTGACGAAGTTGTTTACGAAGTTACCGCTGATAACCCTATGCACGTGGTAAACAGTACCGGAAGCACTTCCTTCGCCCGTAACAGGAATGTCGTAACCGTCGAGACCGTAGACCTGGAAGGTAGAATCGATATTGGAATCCTTGACGTCTGCATAACCGGCATAGACAGGGACGTCCTGCACCGTATTGTAGAGGTATGCGTTAACGACATCGAAGGAACCCGTACCCGTAAGTACGCCTCCCTGACAGTTGAGGGCTACGAGCTTGATCCTGGACTGGGACACGTTGAGCGTAGAATCGACACAACGGATGGAACATCCTTCGTTATATCCGGATTCGAACGTAATCGTCATGTCGCAGTTCTTGAAGATATAGGTATTGGCTGCCTTGCCCTGGAGTTTCAGGGTGCCGGAACAGTTCTCGAGGAAATACGCGTGTGCGTTGTCGCCTTCTTCCATGACCGCGTTTGCGGACGTGGACTTGTAGTTGATGAGCCACCTGTCGGATTCAACGGCGGATGCCCACGGACTTTCGGACGTAAGGAGACCTTCCCAGTCATAGTTTACCATGCCCTGCTGGGACTTGATACGCTTCCACATGCCGAGCTTGTGTTCGAAGTCGTTGAAGTCGGCTATGCAGTTGATGTCCACGTTAATGAGAGGACTTCCGTAGAACATGTCCTCTGTGAGCTTGCAGTTGTAGAACGTACAGCCGGACGTGATTTCGTTCTTGGAATTGACGATACAGTTCGTGAACGTGGAAATACCGCTGAACGTAGCGTTTATGTTTACTCTCGAGTTAGTAAATGCGCATGCGGCCGTTACCGGTACATCGATATCGACCGTAGCGTTGTTTATGGCTGTATTGTAGAAATTTGCCGCGTCGTCGACTACGACGTGCTTAGGACTGATGAACATGTATGCGCCCCAGGAAGTCTTAACTTCCTTGGCGTTGAGGTTCGTCGAGTGGTTGTAGAAGTACGGGTTGCCGTTAATCTCGGTCGTCCAGATGTTGGAAGTACCCGTATCTAGGAACACTACTCCCTTGGCCACGTCGATTTGAGGAATCGTGAAGCTGAGGTTGTTGTACCTGTAGTAACGGTAGTCTCCTTCGGCGGAGAAGTAAGGCTTGATACGCGCGGAGTTACAGTAGGCAATCCACTGTTCCATCCTGGCTGTATCGCCGACAAAGTTCGTGGTATTCTTGGCGAATATGCCGAAATGGCGACAGTCGCAATGTTCTGTCGGCTTCACGAGTTTCCATCTTCCCGTAAGTTCAGGTCCCTGGATAATCGAACCGTTGTCGTCGTTATCGGTTAGGCTGGGGTACCAAACGTAATTGACGGGCTCCTTGTCACCTGGCTCGTCGTAACCTAACAGGGTAACAATCTTGTAACCGTTGATTTCCGGAATCGTATCGATATCAATATTCCTCAGCGCAGAAATACTGGATACGGCGATTACCGTGTCCGAAGTGATATGTGCGAGGATGTCGTTGACGTTCTCCGAGGTATACTGGAGGTCCCAGATGGCGTCGTCGTTGATGTCGATATCCTGGCTACGGTAGCTCGTATAGGAGCCCGTGCCGATATACTTGTAGAAATACGCAGTCACGTCGGTATCGATAAATACCTGGTGCTGTGTCCTTCCGTATTCGTCCGTTATGATCGGGTTGTCGAGGGCGGTCCCGTCGGCATCGTAGATAGGCGCAACGGTGTTTCCGTCCTTGACGTTGAACATGACGCAGCCGTGAAGCGGCTTGCTGTCGTTGTCCAGGTATCTGTTCCAGTTGTCGAAATTTCTGGCCATTATTCTTGCTCCTTCTTCCACTTCTTCCATGCAGCCTCGATAAGAGGACTATCCTTGGCTTCCATAGGAGGTTTATCCTTGTTCCATAACAGTGAATAACTAGAGATTATGCGATTTATGTTATCCTTCTGTTCTTCCTGAGCGAGGATATTGGCCACGATATTCTTCTTGTCTTCGTTACTGAACTTTCTGAGATTAGCAGTTTCTCTACCGGCAAACTTGGTAACGGGCGTACTGATATTGTTATAAGCAAAGTCGAATAATCTAATACCTTGTTCCTTTGCCTTGTCAATCTTGCTCAGCTTATCGGGTGCGAGCAGGACGCGCCTCATGTATTCGTTATTCGGCAGGGCGAAATCGTCAGCTTCCTGCGGTACATTTGGCATCGGCTTAGGTTCATAGAATTTACTACCTAGTTCCTTGACATAGTCGTTCTTTGTACGTTCACTAATATAGGTCCTATAGTTATTAAGAATTTCTTCTACGTCACCTTTACGTACTTCCCTAAGCGGACCAGATGTCTTCGACATCAGTTCTTTCTTGAGTTCGCTGTCTGGAAGCTCGTTTATCGCGTTGACAATATCCGTTACGCCCGCCTTATTATTAATCAGATTCTCTATCTTGTTTATGCTGCCAGATATGTTCTTAGTCTCGTCGACGACATTCATATGTCTGGCGAGGTCGCTGCTCTGGTTAAGTAACTTACGTTCTCCCCTCTTAGCCCTACGCCAGTTCTGAAATAATTCCGCGCCTGCGTTAATCGACATATCCTGGGCTAAATCAGAGATGATGTCTTCAGGTTTCCTTTGATACGGCGTACCGTAGTAGGAAGCGTCGAGAAGACCCCTAACTACGGGGCCTGCCCAGATTTCAGAATGGACAGGAGTAGGAACTAAATCTGCCGCCGTACCCAACGCACCTGCGGCAAGGTCACCCATGGAACGCCATCTGGTGTTCTCCGCGCTTCCCCAGCTGGGAGCTTGTTCGCCGAATAAGGCTTTCTCTGGTTCGTTGATATAGCGCTGCTTCTCGTAATCGGTAGTAACCAGCTTCTTGGGAAGCGGCCAATCTCGTTCTACTTCCTTTACGCGTTCCTGCCTCTTGGCTTCATTCTCGCGTTCCTGTTCGTACTCTTTCTTGAACTCGTTGGTCTTGTCGAACCATTCGTTCAGTTCATTTCTGTCAAGAAACGGATATTTGACCTTCAGAGATTCAAATCGAGTATCTGTTGGTTTCTTACCGTCAAACTGTACGTACAGGTCTTGAAGTACCTTGTACTTATCTCCAACAAATCCTGCAACATTGGCGTATTTGTCTGTGAAGTTAGGATCACGCTCTAATACCGTAAAGTCAAATGCATTAGGGTTCTTTAGAAATTGATCCGCAAGGTCACCGCGACCAAGTTCTTCTAACTTGTTAGCGATTGTATTGATTTCTGCTGACGTCATTATTTACCCCATTTCTTCACTTTAACCCAATTGACACCTTTCTTCTTGGCAACATATTGAACATTGTCGTCATCAAAGGTACGAACCATATAACCATCGGGCAATTTACCTCTATCACCTGATTTAATTGCTTCATTAATTGCTCTGTCAATATTGGCTTGTTTCTCTTCAGCAGTAAGTCCTTTATTCGTAATCTTCTGTAGTTTGACAGTGTCATTACCAGCAAGCTTCAGAGCTTCTTGCTTGTTCGCATTATTCCATGTACCCTTGAGGATTTCATCGAATTTGTTATCATCTTCTGCAACTTGAGCAGCAGTCTTGGGAGGTTCATTATCGAACATAGTCAGGGCTTTCTCCGCGTCATCACCGGTAATAACGGTATTAGACACAGGTTGTGTCCTTAACTGCTGAGGAATCAATCCTTCGTAATAGTTCTTCTTGTTGTTCGCTTGTTCGATTTGACTCTTCAGTTGCGCACGTTTGAGAATTCCTTCAGCCGTCTTGTCGCTCGTATTATCGTATTCAAACTGCAGTTGATTAATTATGGACTCCATATTCTGGTAGTTCATCATATTCTGTGCCATGCGGTCTTCTTTCGCAGATTGACGGTTTAACCCGGCGATACGTTCAGTCGAATCTCTCTGGAGTCTATTCTGTTCGGCCTGCCATGCTTCCTGTTCTCTCTGACGAGCGAGCTGTTCCTGCGCACGCTTAGCGGCTTCTTCAGCCTGGAAATCTCTCTGTTCCCTCTGCATGTCATAACCTGCATAGGTCTTGAGAGTGTCGCCAATGATATTGCCGGTGTTGTTCACGGCGTCACCCCAGTATTTCCATCTCTGGGCCTTCATGTCGCCGAGCCTCTGTGCATAATTCGCACGACTTGCCATGGCGTTACCGAGCATGCCACCGTAATTGATGTTGTCGCGATTGTAAATTCCTGGCATAATTTCTCCTTAGTAAAGTCCCGCGATTGCGGAATCGTAACCGACACGGGCGTTAAGCCTGTCCTGCTGTGCCTGAAGGATATCAGACATCTTGGAATCCTGAGTATTGTAGTAGTCCTGAGCGAGATTGCCCTGCATGCCGATCTTGTATTCGTTGGCGGTACGGAGGGCGTTGAGTCTGTTCTGGTTGTTCCTGATTGCGTCGGCGTACTTCTGGTATTCGAAGTTACGGTCCTGGTTATACTGGTTGAGAGCAGTATTATAGAGCTCGTCGGACTTAGAAGCAACTCCCTGGGCGATATTCATGGCCGCACCGGTTCCTCTTCCGAGGCCCGCACCTGCAGCACTGTGCTGGAGTGTATCCCTAGTCTGTCCGATAATCTGGGCATAATAGGGATTGGTGAAGTCCTCTACGGATTTGTTATAATCGAAATCGCCGACTTCTGGGGCATAGTCTTCAGGATTGTAACCCGCGATAGCCTGCTTGTAGGCGTTCACGTCGGAAGCGGTACCGAGGGAACCCCTGTTGGCGTAATAGTCGTTAATCTGACCGATGAGACCGTTATATTCGGCGTTGGTAATCTTGCCCTGTTGAAGGAGTTGCTTGGCCGCTTCCTTGCGGGATTCGAGCTCGGCTTCCTGAGCCTTGTAATTACCGTATGCGTTGATTGCTGCGCCGCCTAAAGAAGCGGCGCCTCCTATAATTGCAGCTGCTACTAGAGGTGCCATTATGTATCTCCTTAATCTTTCCTAATAATTAGTCCTTTAATTCCACTTCTTAATGGCCAGAATGCCCCAGGCATTCTCGTCCTTGGCCATATCCGCATTAATTACTGTACCGTCAACCTGAATTCTCCTGCCCTTGCTGGTAAGAAGGAACCCTTCGTAACAGGTAGGAATCTTCACGTCGGTGAGCTTTCCGCCGTTATACACGACAACATAGAGGATATTCTTCAGTACGGTTATGCAGTAGTCCTTCTGTCCTTCCTGCCCGAACTGACCCTTTATGGCCTCTATGTTCTGGTTGCTCTCGTCGTATCGTATAATCTTAATCATGTCTATTCCCTAAATGAAGTTGGAACACGGGCTGAACGAAACCTTGAGGTTCTCGATGGAGAGAGGTACAGGTTCGGTAGAGGAGATTTCGAGGGTGAAATACTTGCCCATGCCGAGCTGCCAGACCGTCGTAGAGTAGTCGTAGGCGCCGATCTTTCCAAGGTAGTAGTCTTCGTAGTCCGACCACGTAGAACCGTCCCACGAATAACGTATGGATATCCTGGGGTTGAGTTCCAGGTTGTCGTACTGGTCGTTGAAGCTGTGCTGGCCGTTGTTGACTATAATTTCTGCCGCGTCGATATAGAACGGGCAGTCGTTGGACGTGAGCACGCCACCCTTCCTCATCTTGAGAATCGGGCGTCCGTCGTGTTCGGTATACTTGTTCTCGTCCATGTAGGCGAGGATGTCCCTAGTACCGACGTATTGCTTGCCGTATGCGAACGTGACGTGGTTGTATCTCCAGAACGTGAGCCTGTTGCTCGTATCGTAGCTTGCCCTGTAATGCCATGCGTCCTCGCTCACGTCGTATACGTATGTCTTCTTGGAATCCTCGAACGTGATAGAATAGAACACGTGCTGATGCTCTTGCCAGATTGAGCTGTAAGCGTTCTCAGGATTGATAACCTGGGTAATCTCGCGTTCGATATCCTGAGTGGAAATACGCTTGACCTGCGTGTCCGAAATCATGAACACACCGTTGTCTCCTATATCGGAAGAACCGAGCCAGAATACGTTGTTGCCGAGCATCGCGAGCGAATTTGCCGCCTTGATACCGATATTACCGGCCGCGTTGTCAGGAGAGCTGAACGGGTTGTTCACGTCGTCGTTATAGCTGAATACCTGCCAGGAACGCTCACCGAACGTATAGAGCTTGGATCCGTTGGAACAAAGGGCGACCGTATTATCTGGACACCATTCAGAATAAGTGATGAACCCGTAGGTAGCGTACTGTACAGTGCCTACCCTGAATACGTCATATTTCTCCGGGGTATCGTCAGCCGTACCGGAAATGAAGTCCTTGTACATGTCGTAGTAACCGTCGTGAATTTCCCCGGCGATATACTGTTCCTTCGTCTCGTCGTCGAGAGTGGCCCACCAGGTGTTGAAGTTGGCCCTGAGCTGGTAGAAGGAAGCAGGCTGGGAATCCTCGATTTCAAACGGATACTGGTAGGAAGTATAGAACGCGTCCGTACCTGCGTCGTTGACGATGAGGTAGCCGTAGAGATAGGCGCAGTGGGTAGGCCTAATATACGTATCTGTAGTATTTACTCGTAACGGCAGCTTTATGGACCTGAAGTCGATTTGCTGGTCACCTACGGACAGCCCGGTATTTACTGCGTAGACGCTGTACCCGTCGACGATGATCAGGTGAGGATGAGCGGAACCGTAGCCGCCGGTTTCGCACATGTGGCATTCCGTACCGTACGAGCTTATGGTGGCTATAGCACTATATGTATTGTCTTCGTTTATCAGGTACAGCGTGTTGCCGTAAACCGCGTACAGCACCGGACGATTATCGTAACCCCTGGAAACACGGTACATACCACGGCAAATTCCAGGAATATCTGCGGCCTTTACCTGGCCCTGCACGGTTCTCATGAGGATAGAACAGGAATGTTCCGTCGGGTTCTGTGTCTCGAGGAACATGTTTACGGATTCACCCAGCCCTACCTTCGCGAGGTTGGAACGCGTAATGGACCCGGCTATATTAGTGACTAGTTTGACACTGTTGGCCATCTATAATCTCCTTATACCCAGTAACCGCCGAGGAGTTCCGACTGCGTTACGGTGTGATTGTCGAAGTAATCGTACTGGTCCCTGAGAACCATCTTCGTGATAGCCTTGGGAGTCCTTACGTTGTCGACCAGGACCCTTACTTCTGTCTCCAGCCTTGCCATCTGGGCTTCGTCGAGACGGGGATACTGGATAGCGAGCTTGTGAGCAAGCGCGACGATGAGGAGCTCGACGTAGTTGTCCGGTATAAACAGGTCGTCGTCGAGGTCGAAATCGATGGACTCGTTGTAGTTAATCTTGATCTTCCTTTCCTTCATGGCCGCGAGGTACGGTTTCAACCTAATGAACCATTCTCCTTCGGATTTCTGGACTACCGTGAATACGCGTGCGTCGTTGGTATAGTCGTCGAATTTATCCGCCGGGATAAACTTGATTTCGTAATGCTGGAAATACGGTCTTCCTACCGGGGTCACGAGATAGAGGGAATTTACCTTGGCTACATCCTTCACGTGCACATGCTGCATGCGGCAGTAAAGCTGCATCTGCTGCAGCCTGGAAATGTTGTAGCTGTCTTCTTCCACGAGGTGAGGAACCCATACGTAAACCGTACCGGAAGGCGTGCCTACAGATGTAATCGTGTAGAACGTTTCAGGGTCGGACTTCACCATGGCCCATACCTTGTTCTCCTTGTCCTCCGCGTCGATTTCGTACGCCTCGAGGCTTTCCACGGTGTCGAAGTAGAGGTTGTTCTTACCGGCCATGTAATCCGTCTCATCGAAGAGATGAATCATCATGCTGTTGTCGACCACGATGGCATTCTGGGTAAAGTTGAGGAGGTTGTCGTAGTTGTACTTGTTGACTACGCCCTTGAGGAGCCTGTAACCCGTTTCGAGGATGTCGCCGGGAACGGCCTGTTTGCGAGGCACCAGGTTAATCCTTACCGTAGCCTCCTTGATAATAGATCTTACTTCCATAAGCTCTCCTAAATTCTTTCCTAATAATTAGACCTCAATTTCTCGCACGCAGCTGCATTCAGGGCGTCATATTCCTCCCTAGTGATCACGTCGCTGAAGTATTTCTCGTACAGGACGTCAGTATTGCATATTTCCGGCCTGTGCTCGTATATAGTGCATCGATTCGAAACGTTATCGAGGAAACGGCATACGCCATCTCCCCTGTCAAGTGGTCCGAACACGTGCCTGCAACATGGCGCGTTACAATGGCTGCAGTCTATCATACTCCGTTGTAGTAATTGAAATACCTGAGGTACTTGTTGGCTACGTCCTGAGCCTTCTTCGCATTGTATTCGGGCATCTGGTCGCAGTGGTTCATGGCGTATATGGCCAGGGATATGGCATCGGAGAGGTCGGGAGAATGGCCCAGCTGCTTCTTGATGAGCTCCTTGGGAACCAGCGCGATCTGGCCCCTGGAATTAATCGTGGTCTCCTGGGCGAGGAACTCTTCCTTTGCCTCTTCCGGGACCCAGAAACCGCCTTTAATGGCCTTAGCGGCCTCCATATACATTTCGGTACGGGCGTTTGGATAGAGGTCCTCGTTGAACGGTTTCTGACCGAAATTGACACGTCCTATGTCTATGCTCTTTGTCTTGAGCACGTCGAGTAGGCCAAGGGAATAGCCGCCGGTCGTATCCGCGTTACCCGCCAGGATATTGTATTTCTTGTAAATCCCCTCTATGATGCCGGACTTCTCGAACGTATTGGTTATGTTCTTTACGCTCTGTTCCTTCACGCCGTACTTGTCTACGGTAACGTAGGCGTCGTTGTCGGCTCCCAGTCCTGCGACGTCCATGCCGAAGTAGTTCATGTCTGTCTCGTTCAATTTCTCCTTGGGGAACTCGTGACGGAATATAATCTGGCTGGCTATGTCTGTATCGAATATCTCGCCGAGGCACTGCTGTCTGAACAAATTGGAACCTATTACGTAACGTTCTTCAAGTTCCTTCTTGAAGTCTTCTGACGTGAACGGGTTATCCTTATACGTAGCTCGTATTACGCAGTCCTGGTGTTCCTTAACTACCTTGCTGAACCAGTTCATCACCTTGTCGAGCGTAGAGGGAGAAGATATGAGCCTGGTCATGGAGGGGTATTTGGAACCTCTCATACGGTCCTTGGCATAATTGTAGATTTCTTCGCAACAGTACGCGGCCTCGTCTATCGCGAGGATGGCAATCTCGGAGAGACCAAGGAGCGATGCAGGATTCTCGGAGGAATAACCGAAGAGGACGGATCCGTTGTCGAAGTGAAGTTCCTGTGAAGACTTGTTCCAGTCTACGTTTACGCCGATTTGGGCGGCGAAACCGAGTATCTCGTATATGAGCACCTTGGTAAGGGCTTTGTAGTTCTGCGCGATTATGATACCGCGTATGCCGGGTTTCTGAAGGCACTGCAGTACGAGCCATGTAGCGAGAATACGTGTCTTTCCCGCGGAGATGGCGGTACAGGCTATAACAAGAGGGTCGTCGAACCTCTTGATAAATTCCTGTTGCCATTTGGACAGTTCCAGATTCATTATTCCTTGACCGTGAACGTGATGTTGAACGGGGTGCTGTCGGACTTGTCAGAAGTCTCGGCCTTGATTTCCGTAACCTTCTTGTCCTTGGACCAGTGAGCCTTGTCCCTGCGTTCCAGGATAGTAAGAAACCTGTCGGCCATCTTGTGGTTGGGTTCCTCCATTACCATCTTCGTAAGCATGTTACGGAGAAGCAGAATCTTCCCCTCATAGAATTCTGTAGATATTTCGTCAACGATTATGCCGACAGGGGCGAGATGGAACACGAGTTTCTGGAACTCTTCCTTTGTCTCGGTAGAGAGAAGCCCGTAGGTAAGCTCGACGTTTACCTTGGGTACCTTAAGGTTGCCGATATATTCCTCGAACGTAACATGTTTGAAATTCTGCTCGCACCATTCGCTTATCTTCATGCTTCGCCTCCGTGTTCAAGTACCTTCAGCTTAGAAATCAGTGCGGCGTAATGCTTCAAATCCTTGATTTCCCTATTGAGGGTCTCCATTTCCCTGAGGATACACGCCAGGAGCAGTTCGTTGTCCTTGGAACCGTCACGCTTCGCTTCAGGCTGTTTCTTGGTTTCTTCCTTGACTACTTTCTTTGTCGCCATAATAAATCTCCTTTATGCCGCCCCTTAGAATCGAACTAAGCTGCTTCCGGTTTCAGCGGAGTCCAATCACCAGATTTGGATTGAACGGCTATTTAATGGCCAAGAGAAGATTCGAACTTCTAAATACCTGATCCTTAGTCAGACCCCTTTGCCAGTTTGGTAACTTGGCCATGTAGTGGACCCGGTGGGAATCGAACCCACCTCACTATGCTTGCAAAGCACGGTCGCCTCCTTGGTTCATGCGAGCCCGTAGAGGAAGGCAGTGGATTCGAACCACTATCCGAGGCAGTACTCCCGGACCGATTTAGCAAACCGGCGCTTTCACCGTTCAGCCAGCCTTCCATGGCTAATAATTAGAAACGGAAGCTACGCGCTTCCGTTAACCTCGTCCATTCGCTCACAGAGCTCCTTCAGACGCTCCATTCTCTCCCGCCAGTTGTATCGCCTCTTTCCGTCACCCCAAAGGTAATGCAGGCAGGTATGGCTTGTCGAATTCAACCCTACGAACAGACTCTCGTCGCTTATGTCGGAATACTTGTCCGGATCCTCGCATATATGGTGAAGGTTATACGTGGGAGTCAGCGGGGAACCGGTAACGTAGTCGTATTTCTGTTTCTTCTTCGTTCTCATCCTCAGGTCGTGCCATTGCTTGGAACGCCTGAACGCGGCTTTAGGATCTTTGCAGGTCTTTGGTTTCTTCATATATCAATAAGTAGCGGTTGACTGTTTCCTGGATATTCCTGAAGTTGAGGATATAATCCCTGTTGTGAATACCGTCTGCCGTGTCGTACTTGAGAAGTTCCTTCTTTAGCTCTTCCTTCGTCCATGTGTTCTGAGGACCTGTAAGATTCGTCTGGTCGTTCTTAACCATGTACGGGTAGAGGTATCCGAGTCCGTGATTCATGTGGATATACGGACGGCAGTCGAACGATATGACCAGTCTCCCGCATGCCATCGCGTCGAGGCACGAACGACCTACACCGAATACCACATCTGCCCAGTTGATGAGATTCTCTACGGACAGGACTTCTTGACCGTACGTAGGCCAGAAGCTATAACCGAGCTCCCCGCATATTTCACGAATAACGTTGTCGGCTTCCCTGGAGGAACACAGTGACAATACGTTACGTATTTCCTTGTTCGGTTCCTTGATAGGTTTCATCCTTTCGCAGTCAATTCCGTTATATATGACCGTGTCCAGATTCCAAGCCTTCGAAGCCCTGTCGGTAGCGGCCACGTTTATGACGCCTGGCATAGGTCTCTCCTCTCGGATAGAACCGTGACACGTATGGATGATTACCCTTCCCTTGCACGTAGGAGGCAGGACGTTATGGTTCTCCAGGATAAGGTCGAAATCTCCGCATGCGGTAAACTTTATGCCGATATCAGCGAACGCCTTGGCTCCTTCCCTAGGCATAGGGCTGTAAATAAACACCTGGTGACCCCTGCGTACCAGTTCCTGACCTACAGAATAGCACCAGTTCTCGGAGCCCCTCATGGGCCACAGTTGTTGGTTAGTTATAAGTATATTCATTATTTCTCCCAGCTGAACTTGAATTCCTTGTTCTTGTTATCCCATTCGTTATACTTGCGCATGGCTTCCATCTGCTGATCGAGACTGCATGCCTGCGTAGGCACATACGGCATGATTGCGTTATTGATGGATACCTTGTTCCATGCCTCTTCCGAAATGTCGACATCTGTATTGTCCTTGATGGTCTTGATATCCTTCTTCATGGACTCTAGTATCTCCTTGATTTCGGCTATCTCTTCCCTCAACGGTCTGTCAATTTCGTTATTCTTCATCTCTTACCTCCTCTACTATGAGAGCCGCAGCCGGAAATATCAATTCCAACTTCGTCTTGAATTCTGTCAGTTCCTTGCTGTCCAGGTATCCTTCCCAGCCCATGAATTCGACACGATATATCGTCTCCGGCTGTGGAATCTCCTGGAACTTGTATTCCTTGAATAGCTTTGCGAGTGCCTTGTTAATCATATCATTCCCTCTCATAAACTTCTTGTTCTTCCTTGGTATAATACGTAGTTTCGAACTGTTCCAGCCATAACTGGAAGGCGAGTTCGTCCATGTCCTTGATCAGTTTCTTACTAAGTTCAATCTGTTCGTTAGTTCTCATACTATTCCTCGTCGTTGATTGCTCTGTCTATTATTTCGTAAAGCTGTATTACGTCTTGAATATTATGCCGTATGCCGTTCTCCATGTACTGCTGGTTCGATATCCACTGGCCAGTCTTCACCTGTGCCGCCGTATTCTTCCATACGTAATTCCTGGAGACCTTGTTCCAGTTAACCATACATTCCAGTACGTCCGTCGGAATATCGTTCCTGGTGAAGATTCTGAGCAAAGTATCATAGTCGTAGTCGTATTTCCCGTATCCCCTGAAGAATACCTTTATCCCTGACTGGTAAGCCCTGTTTAACATGCAGTATAAGTTTGCCAGGAAACCCGTGTAAGTTTCGAATCCGGTTATATGGTGACCGTCCATGTCGTATGGAATCCTGGTCTTCAGTTCGTGATATGCCTTGGTATATATGCCTGGACGTATACATCTCGGTTCGTTAGGCAGCTTGCATACGTATGTCACGGTTCTGAAACCGTTATACATGCTTACACACCATATACGGGTTTCCGGGTCGTAATGTGGCGGGTTAGGAAACAGCTTCTGGTTCATGTCCCTGCTCAGAGCATCTCCCTCTATGTCTATCGTTACGAAGTTCTTCATATATTATATATAAATTTAGCAAATTAAATCTTGCATAAACGGTAGCGGCTAAATAGTCTGAATATTCACCGGGGGTTGACGGTTCGGCGGATTATTGCTATATTACGTCCATGAAGATGAAGAAGGTATACGTTAAGTCTATAAGGGACCTCAACAAGGCCTACGAGAGGAAGCTGTCCGTGGGAATGGAAATCGTCGAAACTCACGTTTCGCAGATTGTCATGGACCAGGCCTATTTCATAGCCAGGAGAAGGGACGGCAAACTCGTGAAATATCTGGTCATAAATAATATATGAGAGAACTTACAAAGGAAATATTCGGAAATTATCCCAGGGATATCGAAACGCTCAAGGCTATGCTCGGGCGTGAATGGAAAGGGCAGTTGGAAGGCCTTAGGCTGCTGGCCGAGACGTACAGGTATTACCCGAAGAACAAGATACGTACTGTCCATCTTAGCGTCAGCGGTCCGTGGATGACGAAGCTGTTCGGCTATCACAGGAAGGCTTCCAGGATTGTAAAGACTGCGCTGTCCATAGGCATGATGGCTATCGTTTCCAACGACGTCAGGTATAACTGTAGGGATCCGAAGTCACGCTGTTTCGTAGTCAACAGAGACGTAGTGGATTTGATACTAAATGTTCCAGAAGATACGAGTTTGTCCATTAATGTATGTAATATATCTAATACCCCTACTACACCATCTAAATTTAATAATAATATAGAAGGAGAGGAAACGAAGTCATTGAATTTACATGACCTGGAATTTCTGAATATCTCTATCGATTCAGTAAGGAAGGACATGCACCTCTGCGACGTTTCCGACGGTTCCCTAAAGAAGATGCTGCGTTCAAGGTACCCCCAGCTGGACGACTACAAGAATGTAGCGCAGCGTATAAACAGCAATTACGAGAACAATTCGATATTCTCCATAAATACGGAGCCGACCGTGAAGAGGCACGGCATGCAGTATGTCACCTTCGGTTACAGGCCGCACAGCTATTTCTGCGGCGTCCCGAAACACCCTGAAGAAGGTTTCCTGTCACGAGAAGACATCCTCGAGGAGAAGTTCGGCACGTGGACAGAATACGACGTCAAGTCATCGATTTACAGGGTCACGTACGCCCTCAACAACGGCGGCAGATGGCCGGACGAGGACGTGGACCTCTACAGGGAGTTCTGGGGAGGTGATTTCGCTAATCAGGAGGCGAGGGACAATTTCAAGAAGATATGCATGCTCGTATATTTCAACCATAGCGACAGGTCCGCCGTGAAGTCGATATTGAACCCGGACAACGAGATACTCGTCCCGGAAGGATGGAGCAAGGAAGACGTATCAAGTTTCGTCCGCGACCTCAGGGCTTCGATGTCGGGACGTATCGGGAAGTTCTACGGTTCGGAAATATTCCTGCATGAAGGATGCATCTATATGGACGTCCTTGAAGGTTTACAGAAATTCGGAATGGAAGCAGTGGAAATTTACGACTGTTTCTACGTTCGTGGAGATTATCCTAACCTCAATGAAATGTGTTCTAATTTGATTAAATATAATATGTGTAAGTATATCGATAGGTATGTATAGTATATTATATACATTAATGGACAAACTCGTAAATAGCAAATAAACAGCAAACGTTTCAGTCAACCTCATCTATATTATAGACAGACAGCGACGGCAGAATATCATAAACATTACCTGTATCTAGTTTGTTGCTTTCATTGGTACAGGCGATAGCGCGATAAGCCGACAAATCCGGGAAGACGGGTCTCATATAGTTAACCTTTAGTCATTTGACCTCCACCCGTCCATCGGTCGCTGTCACAAATTTGTCCATTGGTAGTCCAACAAACGATGCCCGGGATCACCTCTTCCCGGGCATTTCTGTATATATGGATGCCTGGAACTCCGTACAGGCGTCTGACAAGAAATATTCAGGCCACAGGGTTTACAATACTCTGTGGATTTACTATATTATGGATATAACTTATTAAAGAGGAATAACTATGCGTATTAAATCAACCACTACCGACTCAAACACCGTATTCGGAGACTTGCGTGAATGCGTCAAATACGGACCACTCTCGCTGTATACATCGTATCCGTCGGATATTGAATTGGTTAATCGCAGGATTAACAAACACCATGTGTATGTTGACATGTATTTCACTACGAAGTTCGACCAGATCGGTAACGCAAAGTTTAGGCTTTACCGTAACGACCTTGAAATTAAGTTTGGCAAGAAGACTCTCAGAATTCCTGACTTAGACAGGTACTTTGCAAGCGAACAAGGTATACCGGCTAGGGATCGTATGAACGCTTTGCTCTGCGACGAGATTATGCGTTTGATATCCGAAGAAATCAACAAGGACTATCCGAACAGATATAAAGGGTACTAATATATATCGGTAATTAAATAACTTCCTCCACCGCGGTCAAGATGCGTTCATGAATAAATACGGAGACTAGATAATAGAGAAGTAGAAGATATATTGGAGATACTTGATTAATGAATACTGAAGAAATAAATTTGATTGTAACTGAATTATCAGAGATGTCGTTGCATTTAGAAGTAATGAGCTATTTAATGTTAATGCTTCTAACTGTACAGATAATAAGAATGATAGATAACTTTAGAAAGTAAAGGAGTCTAAATAATGTCCTCGAAGCCATAGACGCTCGCGGGGACAAATTCACGACACACGTCTGTAGTAGACGCCCCAGGAGAGAAATCGATGGGGGTATTCTTATAGGCAGGGGTATCTGAAACTGAATAACTAGTAGCCATGGGTTTACAAACGGACCGTATTTAACTATATTATAGGTAAAGAGGGACAAACCATGATTAAGGTCGGTACATATAGGAACTACTGGTACGAGGCTACCAACTGCACGATATTCAGGAACG